GCTACCGGCTACCAAGGCGCTGCATCAGCTACCAGCAAAGAAAGCATAGCCCTTGCTGCCGGAAAGGATTGCAAGGCAAAGGGAGCATTAGGATGCTGGATTGTGCTTACTGAACGTGGAGAATGGGACGGGAGCACTTATCCTATCATTTCAGTCAAAGCGTTCAAAGTAGACGGTAAGTCAATCAAAGAAGATGCATTCTATACTTTAATAAATGGAGAAGCAGTGGAAATGAAATAGCAATTTATTCCAGCCGCATCAAAGGTAGTGCTATTACCGTACTAAAAGCCGTGAGAGAAGCGAAGTGCGCACCGCTTTCCTTTAACCTTGTACGGGCGGTTTAAAAACACAATACAATGGAAAATGAACTTGAAGAACTGTACAAGGAGCTGAACGAAGTCAAAGCTTGCGATTTGGACTATCTTCCCAAGTATGGGTATTCTTCAAAAGAAGAAATCATTCAGCTTATAGAGGAAGACATTGAGGAGTTGCGCGCAGAACTCGAATGTAATCAATATGATTATACACCTGACGAATTCGAAGATGAAAGGATGTTTCTTTGCGTTAGTCAAGGGATGCCAAGATATTGTTAAATTATCAACATTATGGAGAACAACTTAGATTTATACAACCGCGTCAAAAAAGTCCCCCAAGAAGCTATAAAAAGTATTGCTGCGGGAAGATTGAAAGGTATGTCTGATATAAACCCTATGTGGCGCATAAAAATGCTTACCGAAGAATTTGGGGTGTGTGGTTTCGGATGGAAATATGAAATCATCCGAATGTGGAACGAAAATGGTGGCAATGGAGTAATATCCAGTTTCGTTCACATAAACCTATTTGTAAAAATGAACGGGGAATGGAGCGAGGCTATACAAGGCATCGGCGGTTCTTCATTTGTGACAAATGAGAAAAACGGTCTCTATACATCGGATGAATGTTTCAAAATGGCCTTAACGGATGCCATATCAGTGGCTTGCAAAGCATTAGGAATGGGGGCTGATGTTTATTGGGATAAAGATTCGACAAAATACAACCAAACAAGCATGCAAGCGGCGCCTGTTACAGACAATCGAAAGTTGCTTAACAAAGAACAGTTTAACGACGAGAAGCTGATGGAGTGGATATATAAATATTTGACTAAAGCCAAAAATGAAGGCAAACGCCTTTCTCTCGTAAACCTTGTAAATGGAAGTTACAAGGTTGCCCAAGAAGATATAAGTATCATATCTGCCAATTACGAACAATACAGAATTAATAATAACCTACCATGAGTAAAGAATTATCAATTAGCAAAATTCCGGCTACAAAATCAGAACAGGAACAATTAGCTTCCCTTTTTATTCAAAAAGTACTTGATGGAGAAATCAGTGCCATAGAAGCCGTTATTCAAATGAAAAGCATCGGTGAATCCATATCTATTTTTTTGAAAAACAATGATATAAGAGAAGCAGTAATCAAGGAAACGGAAAAATACGGAAAAGGCGAAACTCCGTCATACAAAGGAGCCGTTGTTCAAGTAAAAGAGACATCTGTGAAATATGATTTTGCAGGATGCAATGACATTGTTTGGGATAAACTGAACAAGGAAAAGAAAGAAGTGGATGAAAAGATAAAGCAACGTGAAAGTTTCCTTAAGCTTGTAAATACCAATAAAACGGAAATAGATGAAGAAACCGGTGAGATATATACAATATTTCCGCCTGCGCGTTCATCTACCACATCTTATGCTATTACATTCAAAAAACAATAGTTATGTATCGAATAAGTGTCACTTCCTTAGAAGCCTTTCGGCGTTTCAGAGACAAACATTCCATATGGGATACAGAAGAACGCCTTCTTAATGTTCTTGCGGGAATAAAAGAGCCTAACGCTTATGCGGCAATAGGCTCTTGTTTTCATAAGATAGTAGAAACAGGGAAAGCAACATATGTAGGAAGAGGAATATTCGAACAGAAGCAAGAAGGGGTTATTGTCAGGTTTAACAGTAAGGCCGTTGAAAATGCCATTTTTTACCGGAATAAATTTCCTGATGCCCAACATGAGGTACACGGCGGTAAAGACTACCATTCTTCACATTTTGATATACATGTACATGGTTATGCGGATTTAAAATATGCCAAAGTAATTCGGGATATTAAAACCAAGTACTCCACACCGCATACGGAAGATTATACAAAATCATGCCAGTGGACTTTTTATCTTGATATTTTTGATTGTTCCATTTTCTACTTTGATTTATTTCAGTTCGAGGGGTACAAACGTAACATGCTCACCGATGTGACATCTACAGGTTTTATCCTTTACGAACCTATTGAATGTATTCGAACAGATTTGTCTGAAAAATACAATCAAGGTATAGTGGAAGATTTCTGCAAGTATATACATACAAATAACCTATACCACTTGTTGAAAACGAAAGAAGAACTTTATCAACTTTAAAATATTGATTTTATGATTTTAACAGGAAGTATTTGTCTTAGTGACATTCCCCGCGAGCAAATGAAGAAAGTAATCTGCAAAGACGGGAAAGAGAAAATTTATTTAAATGTGGCGGTTATCGAACGCAAGGAACCTTCACAGTTTGGGCATACCCATTTTATTACTTGTGCCCCAAAACAAGAAGAACGCAAAGAAGGCATACAGTATATTTTTGGAGATTTCAAGGAATATAAGCCCGTTCAGAGCAGCCCCACACCGGAACAGATTGCGGAAGCTCCGGGATTATCCCCGCAAGATGATTTGCCATTCTAAAATATTATGCAATACGACCTATCCAACCCACTCCACAAAGAACAGTTCAAAATACGATGTAACTATCTCTTCTCAAAGGGTTGCATTGTGGAACTGACGGAAAAGAAACCTAAGAGGACAACGCAGCAGAACAAATACCTGCACACCCTTTTAGGCTTCTTCGCTTGTGAGACGGGGAACACGCTGGAATACGTAAAACAGAACTATTACAAAAAGTTAGTAAATCCTACAATATTCACCCGTAAGATTAATGATAAGTTTTTGGGAGAAGTGGAAGTTTTACGTAGCTCCACTGATTTAGATACAGCGGAAATGACGACGAGCATTGAGCGTTTTCGTAATTGGGCGAGTGCTGAATGCGGCGTTTATCTTCCAAGTCCTGATGAAGAGAGGTTATTGCAATTAATGGAGATTGAAATAGATAGAAGCAAAACGTTTATTTAAAGTAGAAAATTATGAATACATGGCTTAAGGTAAAACTCATTACAGGGGAACAGCAGGAAATAAGATTAATAGAAAACAAGAAAGAGAAATAATCTATGAGCGAACAGAAAAACAACTTCGACAAGAAAGTACAGATGCACTTGGCTTGCTCAAAAAATGAACTGAGAAAAGAAATGCAATGCGTCTATTTCAAAGATGGATTTGCATACGCAAGTGATGGTATCATTCTCGTTAAAAACAGAATATCCGAAATATCAGGATTGGAAGAATGCGAGGCAGAAGCACTTAACGGGAAATTCCTTCATGCCGACTTATACAAGGATATGTTGAAATACGACAATATTATGATTGCGGAAGATGGTATCGAATGCAGTAAAGGTGATGATAAGGTATTCTTCTACTTTTCTAAATTTGATAAATTTCCAGATGCAGAAAAAGTATTGCAGAATGCGCTTAATATGAAGCCTGTACCATTGCCGCAGTTTAGCTTTGATATGAAAGTTATTCAACGGCTTAATAAGGCCCTTTATGAAAGTGGCAAGTGTACCGCTATGTTCAAAGGTACTAACCAACCTATTGTATTTTACAGCATGATAGAAAATATCAGTAGCGTAGGATTATTCATGCCTTGTTATACTGATGAGGAAAATGGAGATTAATGATTATATCCCTAATAAATAACCATAATTATTAACTAAACGCCCTCTGCTCACGCAGAAGTCCCGTGAAAGGTTCGGGTTAAGTGATTTAATTTAAGCTAACAGTTAACTATCCCGGTGTGGCTTGACCGCCTATCCGGGAGCGATAGCCTGTGAAGGTGTTTTTGGGAAATAATTTTATCCATACAATCTCGCCAAGCCCAACCAGGATTACGCCAATGGCACTGTATACGGGGACTGACGAGAAGATGGGGAATATGGTAGCGTTGAACGTATTGGGCGGTTATTCTTTTTGATTGCCAATTATTTTGTTTTAAAATTAGTATTAGTTATTCATTAGTTTATTATCCTTTACCATCCAGCAAAATAACGTGTTCTGTTCGATTCGGAACTTCCCCACTAATACAATCCATTATGAAACTTACAGTAACCAAATCCGAAGGTGCAACCATTCAGAAGCTTATCGAAGACCGAAAGTCAGACATTCATAATATTGGAGGTGACAGCAAGCAGGCAGAGCGTCTAAGTAAGTTGAACAAGAAGATTGCAAGGCAGATAAAGAAACAATACAAGACATGAGTCCTTACGTAATAACTTCTGCGATTCTTATTACCTATGACGGAAAGAAGATACCGTTGGAAAACATAGAAAGTGAAATAATGACCCGACCTATCCAGTTGACTAAGGAGAGGATACTCGATGCTTTCTCCATGATGAAAGATAAGCCGGTGGATGTGGAACTTAAAATCAAATATATATGAAGAAAAAAAGAGAGTATATTACAATCACAACCGAGACGGACATATATATAGAAGATTATCTCGATGATTTTATGACCGTTGCCTCTGATGAAGATTTGATTGAAGAAATAGAAAAACGAGGGCATGTGGTATATAAAAAAGGAATTCCCATTACTCCTTTTGGAGAGCAACCTATTGAATTTAACAATCCGACCGATTTAAAAAGGCATTTATGCGACATAGCTAATGCCGGCTATTGTATATCTAATGAAGAACTTATCAATGAAATAAAATTAAAACTACCATAACATGATATATAATAAACAGATAATAAGGGGCAAGATACCGAGTAAATCTAATTGTTATAAAGTTATAACAATCCGCGGTCATGGCAGTCTTGCCAAACAGCCGGCATTGAATGAATATGAAAAGTCGTTCTATCTACAATGTAACCAGTACAGAGGCAAGATGATAGCAGGGTTGTTTGAACTTTATTTGAATGTATTCTATGAAAACCAACGCCCAGACCTCGACAATTGTTTCAAGACAGTACTTGATTGTCTACAAGGATGCAAAGCTATCAAGAATGACCGTAATTGCGTGAAGATAGTAGCAGAGAAGTTTATAGACAAAGTAAATCCAAGAATAGAATTTATAATCAAGGAAGTTGAATTATAAAAAATAGACAATTTGAAAGATGCATGAAAATAAAGATGAATAAACATGGCACGAAACAGAATGATTAAGCCAAAGTTCTGGGATGATACCAAAATAGGACGTCTTACAAGGGATGCAAGGCTTCTCTATATAGGTCTTTGGAATTTCTCTGATGATTCAGGGACTGTAATAGGTGATTCTATCTGGTTAAAGTCTAAAATATTTCCGTATGACCAAATCCAAATACAACAGTTTGAAAAATGGATGAACGAGCTTGTGATAAACGGATTTATATGTCTGCTTTCCTATAAAGGGGAAAGATTCATATATCTGCCAAATTTCACTCGGCATCAAGTAATCAACAAACCTAATTACGAGGATTTGAATATACCTAAATACTTGATAGACAAAATAAAAGATAATATTCACTTATTAATCACGGAACAATCACGTAATACTACCGTATCATTCACTGAACAATACGTGACTAAAATAGAAGTAGAAAGAGAAGAAGAATATCCCCCCTATAATTCCCCCCAAGGGGAAGTCTCGCCATCAGGGAACAATGAGAGTGATAAGATAAATTACAATGGTCTTATGGATACGTTCAACAAGATGTTTGAAGGACGGTTACCCAAAGTTACGGCAATGACAGAAAAACGTAAGAAAGCCGTAAAAGTAAGAGCCGCAGAATATGGAAAAGAGGCTATTATGGCTGTTTTCAACAACGTTTCTCAATCAGCATTTCTTTTGGGGCATAATAACCAAAACTGGCATTGTGATTTCGACTGGATATTCAGACCGACAAATTTCATTAAGATTTTAGAAGGCAATTACAATGGAGAAAGACTTAGTAAAAATCAACAGGATAGCGAGCAGCGAAAACGTGATTCAGTTCTTGCAGTCGCTACAACAGTCAGAGAAGCTGCCGCAAAAAAAAGAAAGGAACTTGAAGCAGAGGGCGTTATTGAATAAATATCCTGACCCTGCACAATTCATACTTGATTACAATCCAGATTTGCAGTTCAAAATTGTCAGGTGTAAGGCGACTCACTCCGATTTAGCCATGAATTTTTCTATACCTACATTAGGATTATTGGCTTCGACTTATGGAGATGAAACTCCTTTAGAATGGTTGAAAATTCAATTCGGTACACTCAATGACTTCGCAGAGGTATCTACCAAGATTGCTAAGGAGCAGCTTAATGAGTTAGCAGAGATATTTATTTCTGAGTATTATTACCTTAATGCAGCTGAGATATGCTTTTTCATTGCACGGTTTAAGTCTGGGAAATACGGACGATTCTATGGAGCTATAGACCCGATGAAGATTACAAGCGCTATGCTTGACTATATCAAGGAACGCCGCATTGACATTGAGCGTTACGAACGTGAGCAATACCGACTACAGCGCCAAAAGGAGATAGAAGAGCGCGGTAGCAACGGAATTTCCTATGTCGAGTATCTTGAACGTGAACGTAAGCTTGTGGAAAGTGGAGATGCAGAAGCCATGAAACGAGCGGCAAATCGTGTATGTAGTATCAGTTTACGTAAGTAGTGGCGAAAGCATAAATTTGACAATAATATGAGACTTACAATATGTTGGACGACAAGAGGCAGGCAAAGACGCTTTTACTATGATATATGCAAAAAGTTTGGCATATCGGATTACATGAGTGTTAATCATGAGACGCCATGCGATATAAGGGATGAAGATATGGAACTGTTAAAGGAATGCGAAAAACGAGGGTTTATCCAAATAAGAAACAAACGGTAAATAATCATGGACATAGAGATTGAAAAGAAAATCGAACAATTGGAGTGGCAGCGTGACAATGCAATGCGCATACGCTGCCCGTTGGTGGCAAGGAAGTATCAGCGCATGATTGATGAACTTGCAAAAGAGAGCAAAAACAAGAATATGAACAAGGCAGAACAGGCAAGGCAATGACCACCGACACGGCAAATCAGATAATCAGCAAATATGAGAGTCTTGTAGTTCTGTGCACCTACAACATATTGCTCACGAACGACATCTGTTGCGGGCAGGTTATCGAGTGTCTGCATGCGATGAAGAGAACGCCTTATTACAAACAGGCATTCAAGCGGTATTTGAATGATTCCGATAAGGCAAGAAAGGAATACGAGCGTACTGTAAACAGCGTTATCGGTTCAGACCGGAGCGAGTTTTTCGCCGACTGCAACGACAAGTATACGGAAGAAGTGAACAAGCACGTGGATATGTTGTATTGGCAATTCAAGCAGGTTCTTGACGATAACGGCATATCCCATTCCGCAGAGATTGCAAGGTTCGAACTTGCAAGGACATTGTGTGATTACGCCTGCATCCAGTTTGACGAAAGGATTAAAGAGCTTCGGAAGAAAGATGCACGGTTCAACGGGTTCACGTTGGAATATTTGAAGCTTTCAAATGTGGCAAGGATGATGAACCTTGCTTCCGATAGTTTGAAAATCGGGAAAACGGTCAATATGAACACAGAGCGGTGTACGGCGGCGTTTGATGTGCTGGTAAGAAAACTGTCGGATGCGGATAATATTGCCAACGCGATAAAAGTTTAGTGAGATGAAACCTATTTATAACCTTATAACTTTCCTCATGGACTGGCTCTCGGTAGAGGTTAGGGCGAATGAAGAGTGGTTCTGAATTATGGAAATGAAGAAAAGCGAATTGACACACGGCTCTCTGTTTAGCGGCATTGGTGGCCCGGAAATAGCTGCCGAGATAATGGGCTGGAAAAACGTGTTCCATTGTGAAATAAACCCGTTCGGGAGAAAAATACTTGATTATTGGTTTCCAAACAGCAAAAGTTATGAAGACATCACGAAAACAGATTTTACAGAGTGGCGGGGAAAAATCAATGTCCTCACCGGAGGGTTCCCCTGCCAGCCTTTTTCTTGTGCCGGACAGAGAAAGGGAGCGGAAGATGACCGCTACCTCTGGCCGGAAATGCTACGAGCGATACGGGAGATTCAGCCCGATTGGGTTGTTGGTGAAAACGTTGCTGGAATCCTCTCGATGGTACAACCCGGCAGTGAAACTGCGTTGGGACGTGAAAAATCTCTGTTCGGAGAGGTTGACCGAAAAAGAATATTGCATCGGCAGGAATACGTCATCGGAACAGTGTGTAACGACCTTGAACGTGAAGGATATTCCGTCCAACCGGTTGTTATTCCGGCTTGTGCCGTCGGAGCGCCGCACAGAAGGGACCGTGTCTTCTTTATTGCGAGAAGAATACAAGACAATAACAACAACATCGGGAGTGGATATACTTGTAGATTCGGAAGATTTTCCGTTTCTGAATCAATGGAAATGGAAGATAAACAATTCAGGGTATGTTTACAGAACAATCAGAGCGAAAGAAGATGGAAAGAAATGGAAGACTATCTTGATGCACAGATTGATTTGCTGTCCGAAGGAAAACGAGGAAGTGGACCATATCAACAGATGCAAAACGGACAACAGAAAGCAAAATCTTCGGATATTAGCTCATTGGGAAAATCTTCACAATCGGAAGAAAGGTTCAGGAGTAAGGAAACCGAAGGGACGGAACAAATGGCATGCGATAATCTATGTGAACAGGAAAAGGATTCACCTCGGATTTTTCGATACAAAAGAGGAGGCGATGAATGCAAGGTTGAATGCGGAGAGAAAATTGTTGCCCACCGTGCAGACGCAGGGGTTGAAGGTATGCAACGAAAATGGGAAGACAACATTCTATCCGGTAGAACTGCTCCCGACACCGACAGCCATAGATGGAGGAACGGGAAGAATCAACAAGTCACTATCGCCGAACGCAAAGGAACGGCCAACATTGGCACTTTCCGCGAAGATGGGACTTCTTCCTACTCCCAATGCTCGGGAAGCGGACAAATATACAAAGAAGTACAATCCGAACAGCCAAATGGGCACAGCTTTGACAGCAATGGCGGTGAATGGGATGCTCCCTACTCCAGCAGCGAGGGACTATCAACCCTCCGTTTCCCCACAAGCATTGAAAAGAAAAAATGGGAAAATGAGGACGGATGCTCTGTGCAACCTGCCGGTAATGTTAGGAGAGCATCATTCGCAGAACGGTGGAAAAACTTCCCAACTCAATCCCCTGTTTGTAGCCGAGATGATGGGATTTCCACCAGATTGGACGGTATTGCCTTTTCAAAGTGGCGGCAGGAATCGATAAAGGCATATGGCAATGCGATTGTCCCACAAGTAATGTATGAGATATTCCAAGCTATTCAAGAAACTTATAATCAATAATAACCATGGACAATTCAATTTATAAAAAATGCACAGAGTGCGGGCAAACAAAGCATATTTCAGAGTTCAGCAAATCATATCCTAACAGGTGTAAAACTTGTGTAGCAGAACACACGAGACAAATGAGAGCTGCTGAAAAACTTAAAGCTAAAGTAAAGGCTACCGGCGAGGTCATAGATGTTGAACCGTCAGGTACTATGCAGGTTTTATGCGGTTCATTCATAACGAAAGACGGTCGAAGAATGCCCGGAACAGCACTTGAATTTGAAAAAGCCATAGACTGGGAACAACGCAGATACGAGATTGCGAAAGAGATAATGAAAGGATTTTCAGCCAATTCACATAATCAGTGTGTGGATGCAAGTAGCGAAACGTTAGCCCAGTGGAGCATTAGCGGTGCTGATGCTCTTATTGCAGAATTGAAGAAAGGAGGTAAAGGATGAAAGTAATAGTTTCATTCAGTGGTGGCAAAGATAGTCTTGCATCACTTCTTTGGGTGCGTAATAACCTAACAAAAGATTTTATTACAGTATTTTGTGATACAGGTTGGGAACACCCATTGACCTATAAATATATCGAAGAAGTACAGGAACAACTGGGCTTAAATCTCATTACCGTCAAGTCAAAGAAGTTTAACGGCATGGTAGATTTGGCAAAAAAGAAATCACGCTGGCCATCCTCGCAACGGAGATTCTGCACATCTGAATTGAAAACCATTCCGATGATTGACTACATACTCGATGAAGTAAACGATGATGTTCTGATTATACAAGGAATACGTGCTGCCGAGAGTGCCAAGCGTGCTGAAATGTCCAAGCAATGTACGTACTTCAAGTATTATGTGCAGCCATACGGTAAGGACAAGAATGGTAAGGACAAGTACCACACCTATCGTCGTAAAGATGTATTGGCATTTCGAAAGAAATATGCTGATGACCTATTGCGTCCTGTATTCGATTGGTCGGCACAACAAGTGATTGACTATATACTTGAAAATGGAATACAGCCTAATCCGCTCTACCGAATGGGCTACAAACGTGTTGGTTGCTTTCCTTGCGTGATGGCTTCACAACAAGACATTTACAATATCAGCGTACAAGAGCCAGAAAGAATAAGCTACATTGCAGGTCTCGAACAACAGTTCAACAGCAGTTTTTTCGGTCCTGATAAAATTTCATCTAAGTATTATAAGGGTGAATATCCTCTAATCAGCGATGTTGTTCGTTATGTACAAAGTAAACGTGCAGGTGGTTCTCTGTTCGATGATGATGTGGCAACAAGTTGTATGAGCTACTATGGGCTTTGTGAATAAAAAAGGAATGGTATGGCAAATATAAAAGACAATAAAAAAGGATTCAAGGTAATTCAAATAAGTCGGAAAGAACTTGTAGAGGAATTAGGGCAATATGGTGCAATGGGAATTTGTGACTACTGCAACGAAACTGCATCTACAGGCTATTACATAGCTGTGTTAAATCAATGGTTTTGCCCGAAATGCTATCAAGAATGGTATCATCGCGCTACTTATTATCCGGAAGATGCAAAGGTAGAAAACAGAAATTTTGAGTTTTACAAAAATATTTTTGGGTTATGACAAAAATAAAACTGAATTGGACATACGCCAAAGGCGAATTAGATACTGATACATTGAAAATGGTTTGCATCCCGGCAAGAGGAAAACGTGTGTTCGGTCCTGATGAATTGGACGCAGAACTTTGTATAAAGGACGGCATGAATTACCAAATAGCCGAAATCCACTTGGGCGATGTGGAAAGTTCAAACATCCTTTGCAAAGAGATAGCAAGGCGTTGGAATGAGTTCGAGGAATGGCACGAGTGTAAAGAGAATACGGAAGATGCGCCGGAACGAAATACCCCATGCTTGCTAAGGACTGAGTGCAAGGAAATAACCACAGGCATTGTAGAAGTTGGTTATCTTACATCTGTTTGGGGTGAATATGGATGGACTGAAGATTATCTTGACGACTTTGATGAATCCGAATTTGAAGTTACTATCACTCATTGGAAACCGATTAACAAACCGAAAGGAGTTGAAGAATGAAACGAGAAGATATTGAAAAGGCGGCAAAAGATTATTCCATAGGTAAAACATATTTTCGGAGAAACGTTCTCAAAGAAGTGGATGCGGACAATTATGTTCTACGCAAGGGTAATTGCAGTGAAGACTTCATAGCTGGTGCAGAATGGCAGGCAAAGCAATCCCCGTGGATAAGCGTTGAAGATAAACTGCCTTCTTTAAACCAAAAAGTAATAGTTTATAATGGGAAACAAGTATATATATCTCATAGGACAGAAAAAGACTACGCAAAAGATACTAATTCCTTCTTGTATGGATTGCAGACCTATAATGTTGTAGCTTGGATGCCCATCCCCTCTTTCGATGAAATACTCGAAGTCAACAGGGATGTACTAGAACGGATTAAAGAGAAAGGAGATTGAATATGAGAAAGATTGTACAGTTAGACGAATATGAGTATAGCAAGCTTGCGGACCTTGCCAAGCTCAATGAGAAAGAAATTGAAAAACGCGCCATTGACCTATGGAAAGAAAAGGGCGTGGCAGAAATAATAATCAAGATAGATACTGGAAGGGACTATAATGACTACTGTCGTATTGATTGTTCTGCACATTTCTTCTATAAAGATGACAGATTCTACATTCCAGAGAATGTACGGGAGAGATTCAGGAAAATTGTCAAAGAAAATGTGATGTGGAACATTGAAGAATGGTTCGGAGACTTAAAAGGAGCGATAAACAAATTCAATCGAGAAGCTAAATGGATTGGTTATACAAAATTCATATTTTACATGATGGCTTTGTCCGGTTGGGCTGTAGCTGCTGTGTTGTTTCTTATGCGTTAAAGGAGAAAGGAGACCGAATACAGACATGCAGCCCAATGAAATAATAAATATAATATTGGATAATGGTCATATATCATTGCATAGATACAGTGACAATCCAAGTGAAATAATATTGTCATCCCTGTTTGTAAGAAAACAAAGACGAAATGGGAACGGAATCAATTTAATGCTTCGTGCAGAACAAATAGCCAAAGGATTAGGATGTGTCCGTGTATTTCTTGAGGCAAAGAAAGGTAGTTGGCAAGAGAAATGGTATCAACGATTAGGATATAACTACTGTGAATGTTGCCAAGAAAGAAGCGGACTAATATGGATGAAAAAAAACTTAGACAAATGAAAAGATACAGAATATACAGATACGGACTTTTTGACCACATTTTTGACGTTCAAGTGAAAAAATGGTACGGCTGGGTACTTGTTAAGAGGTTTAAGGCAGATATAAGTTCTGATGACACAATGATAGATAATATTTATTATTGTGAAATGTTATCCAAGGAACTTTTGGAAAAATTGGAGGAGGAATTATGAAATCAAAACAAGTATTATCAGTCGAACAGATGATGCATTTGAAGGAGCTTGGATTGGACACAAGCGATGGAAGCATGTGTTTCGAGTGGAATGAATCAGATTCAGACAACATGGTTGTAGCCTCTCCGAATGCCGATACGAATTACGACTATTATCATGAAACTTACACTTTGCAGGACATTCTCGATAAGCTGCCTTGTTTTATTGGCACACATGTACTAACCTTACAGAAGCTTGCAAATAGCGGAACATGTTTATATATGGAGCCTTATTCGCGTTCTATATTAAACCTGACAGAGAGTAAGGAGCTTATTAATTCAGCCTACGAGATGCTGTGCTGGTGTATTAAAAACGGATATGTTGAAAAGAAGGGTAAATAATGAAAGCGAGAATAAAAGAGACTGGAGAAATTATCAATATTTCTGATTACGCACGTGTCACACTTGATAAGTGTGATAGTTACGGGAGTCCTATTGAATTAAGTTTTGATGAGGTTGAAATACTTCAAGAAAGGTCTGATAATATTGATTGGGAACAACGTAGATATGAATTGGCAAAATCCGCTATGCAAGGGTATTGTATTGCTTTAGGAATAAACGATGACAGTGAAACTTATGATGATATTGCAATAGGTTCCTTGAGAGCAGCCGATGCACTAATAAAGAAATTGAAAGGGAACTAATCATGGAAATAACCGATTTTCTTGAAGTAGTAATACTTTGCTTGTCATTATTAATAGTCATTCCTATACTTATGATTATTTGGATTGATTGTGATAGAATTGAGAAAAAAAGAAGAAACAGATGGAAATAAAGAACGGAATAATAATAGACGGAGTGCTACAGCGGTACAATATAAAATTAACTGTAAAAGATGTTCACTGCTATCTGTGTGTCATAAGTTTAATGCTGTTTGTGCCGTTATTGGTTGCGAAGCATTTGTTGAGCGTGGCAAAGTAACTGTTACATCTTATTATCGTGAAACACCTAAAAACGCTGGAGAAATAATCAAAAATAGATAAGGAGGAATAACTATGGGATTTACAACACCGTGTTTCATAAGAAAGAATACACCGGAGCTTCGAAAGAAGCTGGAAGAGTTGGGATATGAAATCCTTAATTCTGGTGATACAACTTTAGATGCGCATAATTATGACGGCAAGGGAAGTCATAAAAGTATCGAAGAGGGAAAGGCTATCATAACATCTTATGGTAATTTATATGGAGTGATATATGATGTAGATACTGTCACCAAGAAAGGAAGAATTGATTGCGGAACCAATGAAGAGCTTTTCTTGGCTATCGCTGCATTGAGGGATGATACAGACAAGAACCAATGGTTTACGGATGGGGATAAATGGATTCTGTGTCCTGAAATCAAGTTCTCTACCTATTGGGCTTACAATGATGTTGACATTAACACGGATACCATTCACAAGGCTACCGTAAACGAACTGATTGAACACTTTAAAGATAAGAAAGAACAATTATGTGTAGAATAGCATATTTTGGGACAGATGGTTGTCTCGGACATCATTTTAAAGCTATTTCTGGAAGATTTTCTCCTCAAGAGAAAGAAGACCTTAGTAAAATAGATGAAGACTTTCAATTATTCGGTTTTTCCGGCTTTAATTTTTTCACGTACAAGGGGTATGGGTGTCTTTCTTTCTCTGCAAGTCCGGATGATAATCGTTATGGCAGTAAGACTGTGTTTTTTGTTGAGGGAACCTATTTAAAAACAGAAGTATTAGAGGCTTTGGAAGAAGCTCCGTTTGTGAAAAAACAATTCCAGAAGTTAGCCGATATGTATGGTGTAGAAATACCTAAAATAAAAGATTATGAATGATATAAAACTATCACTCCGGCAAATAGAAAAAATGGAACATGCTATCGGATTTAGCCGTGAGAAAATAAAAAGAAATAGATATGAGGCTTATCGTAATAGATTTGTAGTAAATAACTCCGATAAGGACTGGGAGGAATTGGTATCTATCGGATATGCAGAAAAGCGAGAGTTTGAGATTGAAAAACAAATCGTGTACTATGTTTCCGAACTTGGGATAAAATATTTAGGGGTGTTATTGGGGTGTATAATAATAGAAGGTAAATAACTATGACCGAAGAACTTGTAACGTTAGAAACAGCGAAGCTGCTGAAAGAGAAAGGTTTCGTTTGGAAGTGTGAACACCTAATAGACCGCAATAAGGTTATTACAAAATATGACCTTCCGCAAAGTATGTCGTGTTGTACGGAAATAGATGACGAACCAGTTGAATTTTTGTGTCCAGTATTGTATATCGCCCAAAAGTGGCTGCGTGAAATAAGAGGTGTGTATGTATATGTAGAACCTGTTATTGGGAAAAGATGGAAGCTTTCTTTTTGTGATTTCAATGTTCCAACAGAAGAAAGCGACTGGATGGAGAACGAAATAAACAAAGGGAATGGCTATAAAGTATATGACACCTACGAGGAAGCACTGGAAGCCGGGATACAAGAAGCGTTAAAACTTATATGAGAATGGACCCTGTTGTAAATGATGCTTATAGGCTTAGAAAACTTTTAGAAAAAGCAACGGGGCTAAAAGTATATAAGTCGGAACTAATAGCCAACTATTTTAATGGCTATCTAAGTATAGTACAAGAGTATAAGAATGAAACCAATCCGCACATTACAGTAGCACAAGGTAGCTGGTCGATAGAAAACGGTGGGGAGTATAAAATTTCACTCTATACACCTACAATCGTTATTAAAGGCAAGAGGATACTTAATACTCGTTTTGTAAAAGATGTAGCCTATAAGATAGTGGAAGCATTAAATGATGAATTTGGGGAAGATAATTGGAATACGTGCAATGAGGAGCAAAAGTGTTGGCTTCCCATGTCTCGAAACTCTTTCTATTTACAAATCCCAAATTTTGAGAAATATTAAAACTTATATGATTATGAGCAAAGGAATTTACACAAAAGAAAATGTAGGTAATGGTGTATTCATCTTTACCGCCAACAAGAATTTTGTAGAACCTAAATTTTGGGGACTGCATGAAGAAAACGAACAGGCACAATGTGCAGTTATTATCCATGATGGCAATGCTTTATTCTTCTATCCGGAAGATATGGATAATGATACCCATATTCTTCTTGATTGGGAGAAAGAGCAAACAGGAAAGATATATCCAACCACAGAAGAAGGCATGAAGGATACCGATGGAATAGGCAATACCAAAGCATTGGCTGCATCCGGAAGCGAAATTGCTGAGAAAGTCATAGCATTGGACTTATGTGGATTAAGTTGGCGCATTCCTACACTACAAGAGAGTGTCTTAGGGTATGAACATAAGGTTATGCTGAATGCAGCCTTAGCTATCTGCGGAAAACAACCAGTGAAAGATGACTGGTATTGGTGTTCTACGAGAAAAGGAAACAAACGCAATTTTATTCTCAGTTGGGGCGACGGTTTTAGATACGACAACATTCAGGACAGTGACGATTGGGTTCGCCCCGTGTCCGCTGCCTCTCTTAATTCACTTTAACCTTATAAATGATTACAACTATGGCAAAAGTATTTATAACAAAATACGCTTTAACAACAGGCATTAAAGAGATAGAAGCGGATATTATTAGAAGTAGATTTGAAGATAGAGAATATGTAATTGATGGTTTATGTTCTTACTTCCGTATAGGGGAAAACGCATTCACCGATAAATCCGAAGCGTTGAAAAAGGCGGAAGAAATGAAGATTAGGAAAATCGCTTCTCTTCGTAAGCAGATTGAGAAACTTGAAAAATTATCTTTTAAATGTGAAGAGGGTTAATAATGGATAACATAAGATTAAATATAGGCACTCTAAATAAATGCTGTTCCAAATGCAAGTATTCAAAGGAAGCGTTTGACAACCAATTTGTAAGGTGCACATTTTATCGTTTTTACCCTTTTAGACAATTTATATGTAAAAGCTATGAATAGAAAAGAATACCAGGAACACTGCAAGCATTACAGCCCCTACAGTGGACAATGCTACAAAAAGTCATTCATATCGAGTATGGCAAGTAATATGTATGTGAACATGCGGTGTGACGGGAAATGCCCCCGTATGAGTAATTACGACAAGAGAAATAAATTAAATAGCCTTGGACGGGCTTTGTAAAATCCATATTGATATGAAAAAGTATATTGGAACAAAACAGATTGAAGCCGAGTCTATGACAAGAGGTGATGCGTGGGGAAAACATCTCCTCAGAGAAAAGCCGTCAACCGAAAATTTTGACGATGAGGGTTATCATGTTCGTTATGAAGATGGATATGAAAGTTGGTCGCCTAAAGATGTATTTGAAAAGGCATACAAGGTAGCTGATACTCCTCTTGACCGTATGTATATCGAATATAATGAGTTGATGGACAAACATAATAAGTTAGCCCTGTTTCTTGGCCGAAAAGATGCTGTTGAAATAGCTGGTGAAAATCAGGTCACTTTAATGGAGGTTCAAAAAGTACAGATGCACTACTACCTTCTTACTTTGAAAGAGCGCATTGGGTTAATGAAGAAATAAATATTGCCATACGGCGGTTGGACGTCTGCCGTATGGCTCAAAACAGAATAAATATGGATTTAAATGAACTGCGCGACCGCGCCTATAAAACCGCTTGCGACCACGGTTTCCACGATGAAGAATTGAGTAACGAACATTGCCTTTGCCTTGTAATATCCGAGCTTATGGAAGCCGTGGAAGCAGATAGAAAGGGAAGATTAGGAAAGAAATGTAAATCACGTTTTGAAATGGACTATAATCGCTATCCTGCATTAGTGGAAGAAGAAAAGCGATTTAAGTGTTCCTTTGAAAAGAATGTAAAAGATACACTTCCCGATGAACTTGCCGATGCTGTAATCCGCCTGCTTGACCTTGCCGGATTGAGAGGTATAGATTTGTCTGATACGAATGAAATTGCCGATGAATTTGTGAGCCTCAAATCCGGATTCAGATTTACAGAGGTTTGTTTTGGTTTTACACTCCTACTAACTAACGATGTAGAAGGTTTGGGAAAAAGGATATGTTTCGCTCTTGCCGGGTTGATTAAGTATTGCCAATTTTCTAATATAGACCTTATATGGCATATCAATCAGAAGATGAGATACAATGAATTGAGAGAAAACAAACATGGAAAAAAGTATTGATTATGAAACGTGAAATAAAATTCAGAGGAAAAAGTACTGATACGGGGAAATGGATATATGGATTTCTCTCTTTTTTCTATACTGCCGGAAGGGACGAAAACGGACTTATCTTCACAGACAAGGCAAAGATATATTCTCCGGAAAACTGCCGGTGCGATGACGTATGGGCTGAAACTGTTGGGCAGTTCACGGGAGTTAAATACAATGATAGAGAAATATATGAGCATGATTTGGTTGAATGCACTGGTGTACTATGTGAAGTAGTGTATAGTGATAAAATCGGTTCTTTTGTGCTATTAGAAGTTCTGTCTCAAAATCTTGGAAATAAGCCAATAGGACAAATGATAGATATGTTCGGGATTAGATATGCAGGCAATATTTACGACAGCCCGGAATTATTGAAAAAGCAACTATGAGTAATTTAGAACACGTCGCCACAATTGATTACTGCTACTGGAGATTAAACAAGCTCAAAGAACAGCTTTCCAAGCCTAAATCGACTATGGAGCAGTTGGTTGATAAAGCCTGCGGTTATAATGAAGTAGAAGAAGTGAAAAAGGAAGCTATAACCCTTTTGGAACAGATTGTTGAAAGTAAAAAGGCTATCGGTGCGGATTATTCGGGAGATAGCAAGTTCCTTGATAAATTAAAGAACAAAGAAACACATGAGTAAAAAGAAAATATATATCAGTCTGCCTATCACCGGGTATGACATAAAAGATGTTGAGAAAAGATGCAAATCCGCTTCCGAGTTTATAGAACAACTTGGTTTTGAAGCGGTATCTCCCTTAGAGGTGTCTTCAAATCCGGACACGAGTTATGAAGAGCATATAGGCAGGGATATTACCGCCCTTCTTCAATGCGATGCTGTGCTATTCCTTGAAGGGTGGCATTATTCCAATGGATGTAGTCTTGAACATAGTGCAGCCGGGATTTACGAGAAAGAGAGATTATTTTCCATTGGAGAATTGAAACGCTACGCAAAAGAAATAGGCATATGAGTAAACTATACAAAGCAACCCTCTTCGGCAAATCATTCATTATAGGATGGTTCAGCCATGCGGACAAGTGGTATCATAAATTTAGTATAATAAAATAATGGATATAACAGAATTAAAAATCGGTGACCGGGTGAGAATAAAACTCCCGTCACCACAAGGAGAAAGACTTTCCATACCCATGCAGGTAATAGGGATGCTTTCTAGTTTCAACAATCCAAGCCCTAAAGATACGGTATATCTTGACTTTGAAGGAAATGAGGGAGATATATGGGAAGAAGAAGTACAAAATTTAGTGTTTTCAGACAATGAAGAGAAGTCATGAGAAGAGCAGACAGAATAATCAGAGACAGACATTCCCGCATCCCGGACAAATACAAGAAGATTGACACTACGGTCAACGGGGATGTAGAAAGCCTTGCCGAACAACACAAGGAAGTGGAAAGAAGGCTATTCCCTCTACGCCTTAACAAGACCACTGTTATTTACGTCACAAAAGACAAACAGAATGAAGCATATGCAGCGAAAGCACGTAAACGGATGGGGATAACAGAGCCTAAGAAACCTTTCGTTGACCCACTTTCGGAAGAAAACATTACCAAGTTGTACAAGGAAGAAAATATACAGCCCCGCAGAATGGCAGAGATGTTGAATGTAAGTGTAAGGACGATATATCTAAGGTTGGCTAAGTATGGACTTACAAAAGTTAAATGCAGATAGTAAACTTACAGGCATACAGATATAACCCTCACCAAAACGGCAAGCGGTATAACCCAATGGAGAATCCGTTCAAAGCGTTCTAAACGTTCCATTGGATAACCCGGAAAAGGCGGCAATAGTCCATGTAAAGGACATTGTCCGCCAATTCAAGCAGTTCATCTATGTAATCCCTTTTTCGCATCACGTTCAAGTTTTCTACGTTGTTGGCGGTTTATACCATTTGCCGCGGCAAGGCTGTTCAGCGTCTCTTTCTGTTCGGGAGAAAGCATGTTATATACTTCTTCCCGGGATTTGCCTGATAAAATGGCTTGTACTATTTTCCACATAAGCTACGTCTGCAATGTTCACACAAAAATTTCTTCGCTACCGGGAACATCTTCTGTCCCACATATCCGCTAAGGTACTGCGCCTCTTCCCCGTATGGGTCGATGCCGAACGCCCGTGAGATATGCCGGCATAGATGCCCCTTTTCATGGTCGAAAGAGTTTTGAAACTCTGCCGGGGAAGAAGTAAGGGCTATAACCATTACGGTCTGCCTGTTTCGGATATTGGAGTAAGTGATACCCGTATTCAGATTGCAGGAGCGCATGTTCTTATAGGCATTCACCAAATCCAGCCCCCTGCATCCAACCCGCTGAAGGTCGGCGATGATACGGTCGGTATAATAGCAGTCCACCGCATAATATACCCTTACTTCCCAATCATAATCCGGTATGTAAAATTCCTGTATTATCATAGGCTACATCATCTGTTCCCACATGATAGGATTGCCGGAGCCTATGCAGTCGGCATAGAACCGAGTGAAAGGCATTCCATTGTAAGCGTCCACATCATCTATGTAATCCTTAATGAACAATGCGAGATGGGCTTCGTCAGTGATAGAACTTTTGTAGTAATCCGACTTCGCCATGTTTGCCACGTAAACACTGTCGTACCCTGCATCCTTCTCCAGGTTTACACTGTACTTTTTCAGAAGCTCCTCTACCTGCTCTTTGCTGATTGGCTCCAGCTTTTCTTCTTTACCCGTAGATTTATTTTCCATCTTCATGCGGGAAACAGCCCATAGGCACATCTTCTTGCTGAAATGCCATCCGTACTGGCTGAGATAGTCAGCCATTGCAGGCGGTATTCTGTCGTATGTATCTAATCTTTGTTTCATATTTTCCTGATTTTAAGTGATTGGCAAAAGAGGGGAATAATCCCCTCTCCATTACATGAACTCTCCGTTGGCGCGTCTGCGTCTGCGTTCGCCCATATCATCACCGTAAGGCTGTGAATCGCGGCGTTCGTTGTAAACCGGATATTCCGGGAAGTAACCCGGCATACGGCGTTCGCCCATATCTAAGCCGCCGCTATAGCTTCCACCGCGTGAACCACCGCTGTTACGATAGCCCATTTCACCGCCCTGCATCTCACGCATGGCTCTCTCGTAACCATGACGGCAACCCTCTCTATAGGCTTCTTCCATAGGATTACCGCCTCTCATACCGAAGTCACGGTCATATTCTCCGCGCCCTTCTTCCAATATTTCCCACATTCCCATATTATTTCTTTGTTTTAGATGTTTCAGCCACTCCGAGCTGTTCCATAAGCCGTTTGTTCAATTCCATAAGGTCGGACATGTTCTTGCTCATTTCTGCCATTTGCCCTTTCAGAGAGGATATTTCCTGTTCCTGACGTTGTTTCTCTGCAAATTCGGGGTTCAAGAGCGTCAGCATCTTATCACATCCCGCAATGACGGAATTGTGGAAGTCCATGCTGTTGATAATGTCTATGCTTTTCTGTTTCATAGAAGCGACCTCGTTGTTCATCGCATCACGAGAACATGACACTACGATATTACCGTTCTGTCCAAAGTCGGCTATATCCATGCCGGCAGGTAGATTTTGGAAAGTAGTGTTCTGCCCGTTGATACAGACAACGACATCCACAACCATTTCCATTTGGGGCAACTGTCCCATAGGGGGTGCCATAGGATATTTCGGCTTGGGAGCGGAAACGCTGACTACCGGACCGTATTCGATAAACGGGTTAGCATCCTTATGAAGTATATACAACTGGTTATTGGTACGAAGTGATTGAAACATATTGGTTTGATTTTAAAGGGGTGTGGCTATTCCCATTTTGGAGACAACCACAAAGCCCCATGTTAACTACTTGCTCTTTTGAGCGGTTGCTTCTGCTGTCGGAGTCGGTGCCGATGCGGTTGTCGGACGATACCCACCGTTAACAAGGAACAGTTCGTTGGTGTACTTGTTATAGTGGATTTCGTAGATACCCGTTCCGGCAAGGTTGCCGACAGTCACCGGCTCATTGTTGTAAGCCAGCAACGGTCTTGTATCCCCATTAGTCCCTATCAGTATCGGGAGTGTAGCAGTCGTACCGGCAGGTATCGCCTGGCGGAGACTGACATAGAAACCGCCTACATAGCTTCTGTTACGGAACGCATGGTTAGGCAGCTCTAAAGTCACGTTCTCCGTGCCGACCGTTACGGCTACCGTAGGAAGGGTATTGAAATTAGCCCTTCCAATAGTAGGGAACAAGAAAGGAAATCCTGTAAAAAAGTTAGGCCACATAATTACCCCCTTTCTTACCGGAATTAACCCCAGTAGTTGTTACAACCACAACCGCTACGCCCATACATTGCATCACCGGCGTAAGCACCGAAAGCCGCAGCACGAGCTATCTCAGGGTTAAATGCTTGCAATTGCGGGTATGGCACTGCTACCGTAGGTGGCATCTTGCATTTTATTCCATCGACATCGGACTGCAATGCCTGCAAGCCTGCTGCCAAAGGAGCAATCTGTTGTCCTACTGAATTCAGGATAGTAGCATTCTGGTTACGTTGGGAGATTTCAGCGGTCAAAGTGGCTTTTTCTGCTGTAAGAGCCGCAATCTTGTCCTGCAATGCTTGGTTCTGCATAGCGTCCAACTTTGCAAGGATAGCATTGGTATTGGCGGTCGCACCGTCACGCAATGAAAGTGCATTCTGATTGGCTGTGTTGACAAGCGCGTTGGTCTGATTGCACATCGCAAGCTGGTTCTCATAGCCCATTGTGGTAATGGCGTTCTGAGTCTTGCAGCAACAATCTGCAATCTGAGTAAGAACAGCCTGATTTCCGGACTGGAATGCGTTGATGATTTGCTGGCTTGACATGCCCACCTGATTTCCTACATTGGCGATAAGTCCCTGGATGTTGCACAGGGCGCTCTGTAACTGTTGGGTAGAGCAGTTCAAAGAAGAAGCAAGCTGGTTGATGGCATTGCCATTGCCCTGAATGGCTGACATCAGGTATTCACGACCGACATCACCGTTAAGCTCGGCAGGCAGACCTCCACCATTGCCAAAGCGGTTGCCGAAGCCGTTGCCGCCCCAACAGAACCACAAAAGGATAATCCAGATGAACCACCACGAGCCGCCCCATTGGTCTTGGCTGCCACGTCCCTGGTTCAGTAAAGCGAGAAGTCCGGGGTCTACACCCTTGCTTCCCATCAAGTTGGGCAACATAGCCATGATGTCAAATTTGCTTCCGCCACCATTTCCGTTGTTCCCGTCTTGGTTGAAGACATACGTTCTTTCCATAGAGATTTATATTTTGTATTACGGTCAAAATCAACCGCATCACAAAAGTATAAATACGCAATCTGCCATGAAATCAGTTGTTTCCCAACGCTTTCCTAATGTTTTCCCAATATATTCTCAACATTTTCCCGCCTTCCATGCGTTCTTGGAAATTGGAAATCATGTAGTTTATCGCGCGTTTGGTCTTGTGAATTTTAGGAGCTATCTGTGAAGGATACATTCCCCTTTCGACAAGCAACTGTACAAGCAAATAGCGGGCGTCTACGGTTTCCGTATCCTTATCCGAAGATAGTATTCGGCTGGCGGGTATTTCGGTCTCCTGCGCCACGAGATTAATTGTTTCGGCAAAGATTTCTGACTTACACATAGTTTTTCTGAATTTTATATTTATCTTTGCCCTGCCACATAAAATATTTGATTATATACGAACAAAGCATAAGATACCGTGTTGAAGATATTAAAGCCTCCAACGTGCGGTGTCTTATGCTTATCATGTTTTTATGTGGCAATATTAACGTGAAACGTTGGGGGCTTTCTTTTTACTCTAAGCCCCCGAAAGAGTGTCAGCTACAAGCCAACTTCTACATCGTTAATTTCTTTCTTACCATACAAATAGATTAATATATAATTTTCTTGCAAATGTGTATTTTCTATATATAATTTTTATAAGAATATGTATTTTACGGAATTTTGATGAATTATTGTTGATTAATCCAATAAATTTACCTCTATTATATTACTAAAATTACCATTGCCACAAATTATAACTCACCCCACCACCTACATAGAAACCGCCCGGATACCCATACCCAGCCTGCACCCCTAATCCCCAACGCTTTTTCTTCGGCTTAATGGGAACCGGATGATAGACGTCATTCGTCACTGTCTGATAAACCGTCCTCGGATACACAGTCATACTATCCAGCCGTGGGTCTACATATCCGCTCACCACCGCACGATACAAGCTGTCTTCATATACAACCCGTTTGCGATGAAGCAAGGTATCACCTATACGTACTGTGTCATTCAGCAATATCTGCCAAAAGACCGCTATCGGTGCGGAGATAAGAACCGTGTCAAGTTTGACAACCGTCTGTATCTTTGTTTCGGTACGGATTTCTGCCGGCAAAGGCTCGAGCGGGCGGAACCACGCCACCACACAAGCGATGGCCAGCAATACAACTAATAGCCAGGGTAGTTTTTTCATGACCTCAACAAATAATGATTTACAACCATACCCGCACATATCGCGACAGCTCCACACAGCAAGTCTATTTTGCTCCACTTGCCGTTATAGTAGTGGCAACGGTCGCTGTTCTCCTTGATAAAGAGCATCAGCAGTGCAGTGCTGCCACCGAATACTATGGCGGTGGATAGATAGACCACCGCACCTAAGATGTTATTTTTCATATTTTGAGTTAGCATTATGCAAATTTAGTTAATGAAATATATCTTCTACCCGTGGTTCCTGCAGACCAATTGGAGCAAATCTTATAAGTGTATTGATTATAACATTGGCTATTTTCTGCCCTCCGATATTATTAGGATGAACTTGGTCGCCCAAATCTTTGGTTATTGTTAAAGTTGATATTCCACTTAACCCATTTACATCTATGACAGGAATGCCATATATTGCTGCAATATCTTTTATGACTTTACAGTAATCTAATATAGTTAGATTCTGATTATTTTTATATGGATAATCCGCATCTTCATACTTATTATAAAAGTTATGAGGCGTACATACAAAAATTTTAGCGTTGGGGATTCTTTTGATGATTTTTCTTATCATTAAGGCATAAGCGTAGTAAAAATGTGTCTCATCTCCATCATCTATACTCCCTAGTTCAACACTACCTGAAATATCATTTGCTGACGCATAAATAATCAATATATCAGTATCAAGCGGTATAGTAGATACCCGCTCATCTCCACACATATAATCCTTTATTGATATTGTCCCCTCTGAAGGATTGCTTGCATGATAATATCCATATTCATCAACAAGCTTGTTTTTGTACCCAACTGATGTAACCTTAGACCCACCAATACCTCTGTTGTAATGGTCAGCCATATTAAAATATTTCCATACATACTTCTGCCATGAAGCCAGTTCTACAATTGAGTCGCCAAACGATGTCATTTTCTTTCCGGAGAAAGCCATACGAAGTATCTCATCATGATTCATAGTTGAATCCATATCAATAGAATTGGGATTACAAGGGAAATAATGCAATGAAACAAAAGCATGAGTATTCTTGTTAAAGTTAAAGACAGCGTATCTATAGGCTGGGCTTTGGTTTATTTTAAGTTCCCGAAATGAATCTGTCTGATTGCCGGTATATCCAATATATGAACCATCTGATGTAAACAATGCTACAGAATAAGCATTTGTAAAAACAGTTTTTGCATCTTTTATATCTATAAGTTGAGTCGTATTATATTCCTCATTGACAGATAGAGAACCATTGACTGTATTGTATCCTTTGATTAGAATTGATTCTGTTATTAAGTTTTTGCTATAATCCAAAATAGGAACTTCTGCAACTCCAAATTCTGTAAAAATAAAATTCTCTTTACCCGAAAAATATTTACCAGGAACTTCGGTTGTATATAATAACCTACAGTAATTAGACTCTTTTTCCTTGGGAATTTTACTTATATTTCTACCCGTGGCGGCATTGGCTCTCTTCCAATTTAGATAAGTAAGGCCGTTTTCTGTTTTCTTGTAAAAATAGATTCCATAACAATTTGTATACAGATAATCCATGTCACCTATATCAAAGCCGTCAACAACACATCTTCCTTGTGAAGAAATAATATTGCCCGAATTATCAATCGTTTTATTTGATTTTATTTTATCGGAGGATATTTTATTCACAGATATGTTTTCAACATCCACATTCAGTGCTTGCCGAATCCAATTATCAATGCTTGTAAACGTTCCTCCCTGGAACTCCCATGTTTCTACTTTTCCATCTGAATTGATGAATGATACTTTCAGTCCGATATTTCTAAGTTCCTGCGGGACTTGGGCTATAGCGCCTTCCAGACTGTACTTGTTACTCCCGCCAATTCCCGAAGTAGGATGCTGGACGGAAACATTATACTCGGTGATGTAGTTCATATAGTCAGTGTTGCCACCACCAGTGCCGATGTATTTCTTCAATGTAGCGGTACTCATTGAGCCGTTGCTACTTCCTTGCTGAAAAGGTATCAGCTCGTTTCCGGTTAAGTTCTCCTTTTGAGGGAGTTCTCCTATTTGTAATCCTTCTGCCATATCTTTTTATTTTTTGTTATTTGTAAGTAATATCGGCTCTTCGTTAGCCAACAATAACGGAGTGCCATCCGATAATAATAAATACCTTCCATCAGGGGATGGGTCCGGCTTATTATCCTTGATATATGAATACCCTATAGTAAGTATACCGATAGTAGGAATACCGATTGTCGGAATGCCGATGTTGGGGATAGTGATTGGTTTCATAGACTATCCCTCTTTAATCATTTTGGCTTCCAATACTTCGGTAGCGCTCTTAATTGTGACGTTTATGCCATTCGCTATCCCTGCGATACGGAAAATCGTATTGGACGCACCGTTATATTGGGATGCGTTGGGATAAAGCGGAACGGGCTCCAAATCATCAATTCCTGCGAAAGCGGTCACATATCCGCCCTTGTTCTTTATCTGTATGGTAACGGGATTACCGTCACTGACAAACGTTGCGTAATACGCTGTTTTGCCTTCTTCTTGTTGAAATGATAAAACTTCTGCTGCCATGATGTTTACTTTTTAGAGTTATTCAAATAGTTCACAATTCCCTGCACATGCAAGTCCACTATTGCCCGCTTCCCCTCTTCCGATAATAAGAAGCCAACATCTTCCTTATTGTCTTGGAATAGGTTCTCTGTAAGGACTGCCGGGCACTTCGTGTGCTTCAAGATGTAGAACCCGCTTTCCTTATCAGGGTCGCCATCCGTCATATCCTTGCGTATCTTCATGTCCGGCAAAAGTCGTCCGGCTGCCACATATAAGCTATCAGCTAATTTATCGGCTTTCGTCTGACCTGTCGAAGTCCATGCTTCCCAACCACGTGCCTGCATCCATTCAGAGCCGCTTCCCGCTGCATTACAGTGGATAGATACGAGAATTGTGTCACTTGCCTTGTATTCGTTTGCTCTACGGCAACGCTCCGATAGGGGAACGTCTATTTCCTCTTTGACGATACGTTCGGCATCAACGCCTTGTTTGCGCAATTCGGCTTCCAAACGTATGGCAATCTCACGGGCATACGCATACTCTTTCAATCTTCCGTCCGGTGAACACTTGCCCGGAGTGTTACTTCCGTGCCCGTTGTCAATCAATATTTTCATTCTGCACGTCCTCCTTGAAATATTTGTCATAAACTAAACGAGCCACCCATCCGGCAACAACACCGACACCGAATGATACAACAGTAGTCAAGTTCACCCAAAACGGGGTGTAGTGCATGTACAGCATAACTCCCACGATAATAGCGATAACAATCGCCGCGATAATCAGTTTCTTTTTCATTTTGTTACTCCTTATCTTTAGTTATTATTTCACACTTCTTCTCTCTCTTTCTTTTATTGACACAACTCCTACACATGCTATATGGATGTCCGTGATTACACAGCGAATATTCCGAAACAGATTTATTTATTCCACATTTAGAACATACCTTCATCCCATTAATTACTTTATTAATCTTTCTTTTAGGGCGTATTGTTATAGTTCCTGTATTGTTGTATTCAACCAAAGCGTCATTATAGGATTTTTCCGCTTCTTTTTCCGAATTGAAGCAGCCGAGATAAACTCTATTGCTTTTCCCAATGCCAAAACTTGCAATATAGTACTTCCCATTTACCGAGTTACATCCCACTGGGTGCTTTCTTTTACGACAGATGGTTGTGTTCTCCCTGCTTGTTATTTGCCTGAGGTTTGATGCTCTATTATCTGTCTTGTTACCGTTTATATGGTCTACTACCAACCTTTCATCTAAGACTCCAATAAAGGTTTCATAAACGAGCCTATGTGTAAGGAAGCGATATAACTTACCATTAAAGTTAAAACAAGAAAGTTTATATCCATTTTTACTACTTTGCTGTTTAAGAGGCTTACCGGAAAATGAATATCTACGTCCATTTTTATTAGTAAAACTTCTGTCTGCAGAACGGATATTCCCTAAATTGCTGACTTGAAAAAATCCATTGAACCCTTTAATATCTTTCCATTCTTCCATACATCTTTATCTTTCATTCAAATTGTGATAAAATTCCAATCTTATATTCGCATAGACCGACTCTACATTCGTGTATGCCCTGCCGTTGTTCGCTCCGTTTTCATTGTAAATCTCCGCTTCAACGGCTTTAGCAACCTGTTCTATCCATTTCTTTTCCGTGTATTCCGAAAGCCTGTTCCCACGATACGAAAAGCAGTCAAGTTTTGAATTTCTGTCCTCGTGTATGTTTGTAAGCAATGTGCGTATCTTTCTTGCAGTAGCTTCCTTGTCTGATATATGGTTTTCTTCACGTACTTTCTTAATAATGCGGCACACCTTCTCAACGGAAAGGTCGAAGAATACATTGCTTAGCGTTTTTATACGCAGCTGAGTTTCGGGCATTAGACTTTCCGATAGCACGTTCAATCGCTCATTCTGCGCACGGGTTTCTTCCAATAGTTGCCTCATGGTGTCCTTATAGTCTTGGTTTATCTCTTTCTGTGATGTCATAAGCTGGTTTACCATATTCATAAACCAACGGAAGCACGCCACCATCAACAAGGCTGATAACACAAGGAAAAAGCCTGCGGTTATAGCCATCATTCCAAAATCACTAATACCCTTGCCTGTTTGAAGGGCTGCATTTACAACTTCTGTACTCATCTTATCGTTATTTGTCAATTATTCCTATCTTTGTGTCTCTTATCAATAAGCTAACTACTGTCATTCCGTTTTGCTCGTGAGAGTAGGACGGGATTTTCATATCTTGCCGTAGTATCTGAACCATGCACCCCATTTGCGTTCTTTCAAATAGTTAGGGTTGTCTTGGTTGAGTTTGGCTTCCATTTCAAATGCGCTCGCACGGTAAGCGTTTTTATTGACCTCTCCGTCCCCAATCTTGCTGTCTGTAAACAGATGGTATATAAAGCTCACAAACCATTCTGTCAAATACAAAATGTAGTAGAATAGCGGGATAAGTAACAGCCACCATGCACTGACATGGAACGCCAGCAATACGGATGGGATAGCCGCTATCTCCATACACTCGAAGAACTGTTTCTGATGTATCCGTTCATGGCGGATAGTTGTTTCGGACAACTCCTTCAGCTTCGTAAGGATGAAGCCGAAGAGCATTATAGTTGTGTAGCTGCCAAAGAGGATAAGTTTGGCAAACCAGTTTTCGTAAAATACTTTTACTCTCATAATCAAATAAGTTTAATTCAATTCTTATAATTACTTTCTTATATAATTATAGCTGTATAATTTACCATCAATTTTAAATTCAGTAAGCATCGTTGTAGCGCTCGTTTCGTTGGCAATATAACGAGGAGCACATATACCTAATAGAACAGCATAATTACCGTAATTCGTGACAGAACCGTAAGCATTAGGAATTACTGGTTCATTAAGAGGACAAACTTTAAAACCGCTATCTATTCCAAGTAATGCAATTCTATATTCAAAACTTTCTATATATTTTGAAAAATATAGGGCTACTTGAAAATTTTGCGGGTCTCCCAAATAAGGCAACTCAATGTATTGCTGAAGAGTAATGGGGGTTAAATTATTCTCACCAACACAAGGATAAGGATAGCCAGCATAAAAAATGGCATTGCCGATATTAAGCAAATCAATATTTTTATTTCCAACAGCAAGATTACTAATAGATGTAACTCCAATTTTAACCATATCTAACTATCTCCATTTTTTAATATCAGGGTTTATATTTCCGCTCTAAATTCTTATCTCTCATATCAAGCATCTGTTATAGCATACATTGTTCCTCCATCCTTAGAGCTAATAGCCTCGTACTCGGCAGCGGTTTTCTTGGTGAGGGTGGTGAGGTTGTCGGAAACTAATATATCTTCTATAGAAGCAACACAGTCTTCATCATTGGGCATTAGTTTAAATCCCATACGCTTGGAAACAGGACCGTTATTAGTATAATAACTGATATTGCATTGCAAGTTATATTCTTCAGTTTCAGTGTTGTGAAAAGAGTAAATGCTACTAAGTTCAATACAATTATCTTTGCTATTATAACTGTGAAAATAATACTTGGTGTGGTTCGCTATAATATCCTGAATTATTTCTTTCAGATTATCAACCGAACCAAAGATGGTGTTTATAAGGTCTATTGCTTCCCTGTCTTTTTCGTTTTTATTGGTAATAAGATAAGTGCCCACAGAAACGTTAATAACCTTACCATAATTGATATTATCCGCATACTTCTTCGTTGCAGGCTGATAGTCCGAGGTTGGGGTGAAACTTTCACTGTTGGTTTTGGTGAGGACGTCGGATTTTTCAGGAACTTCCGCCCAATTCCCATTTTTACGACCGTATGCCTTTCCATCAGTTGGCGCTTCTTCTATGCCGCCTATCTTACCCTGGCTTACCCATTCACCGTTCACCCATGCGTAGTAATCATAAGGGGCTTCCGTGCCTACAGCCATAAACCCGTCAACTGCCGAACCATCGGGAACAGCGGATTTCAAGGCTTCAAGGGTATCGTATTCGCCAGCCACACGGAAAGAGCTTCCCGGTTCGCCTTGTATACCTGGCTCGCCTTTTTCTCCTTTCAAAAATTCTAAAGGATAATTGACCACAGAAGCTTCACTGTTGCTTCCTGAAGGTTTAAATGCAGGCAATGACGTTACATCATCCGCTTTGTCCGCATTCGGTACTTCATTAACCCCTATGGAGTTAGCCATAAGACGGGCAACTATTTCTTGATAATCCTGTTCTGTCCAAGCCATAATTATTCCTGTTTATCGGTTGCTTCTTCCGGTTGATTGTTGATAGCACGATTGAGCGCGTCAATAAAGAAGGGTTTGCAAAAAGTATTTGCATGCTCTTGTATCAAGGACACTTCTTCATCAGTATATTCTGTCTCTTCATTGGAATTGTATATCTTCAAAGCGAGTGCATGCGATGCGATACCGTTACCGTTCCGGTATAATACATTCGCAAAATTCTCTCTACAATCTATATTTTCACAATGCTTACGGGTAATGTCCGTAGCAATCAGTAATTGTTTAAAATTTATCTTTTTCATGAGCTTGGGTATGATTTAGTTAATCTTCCATCTTTATAAAAAGAAAGTCCGTAGATGCCAAGAGACACTTGGTGTCTTGACCCACTTAAATTTGAAATCATTGACAATGACCCTGCAAAAAGGGTGGTAGACGCAGTTAAGTTGCCATCACTTGCTATATTGTCCAATTTTAATCTTGGGTAAGTAACAGAAGTACCTCCGCCTCCACTATCAAGGAATGAAATTCCACCCACATCATATCCTTTTGAATTATAAAATTTTAGGCTGTTTGAATTTGGGTTTATTTCTATTTTTGTACCTGACGAAGCGGTTGACATTTTGCCAACAATGCTAACATTCCCATTTTCGTCTATCACCAAAGAGTTGTTAGGAGTTCTTACATTTTTAAACACCCCGCTGTTTGCATTTATCTCTCCTTCAAAATATCCACCAATAGCCTTTATTGTCCCGTCTGCCTGAATAGACACATTCCCGTTGGCGGATATATCTCCGGTAAAGTATATGTTTTTGGAAACCACGGAAATGTTATCAAGTGCCACATTGATTTCTGAACCTAATCCGTCTTTTTTGACATATAATTTAAGTTCATCGGTAACTCCATTGATGTCCAGCCCCAACTGCGTTACATCTTCCTCTATTTTTGTAACAGACAATTTGAGGTTTTCCGCTGTCTGCTCAATCTGTGAGAACCTTTGATTGTTACTTTCTGAGAGTTCCTTTACTTCCAACCTGATACTTTCCGCTGTCTGCTCTATTTCGGAACTCAATTTTGTATATAAATCTTCGAATGCGTTTTCGGTAAGAGCCAGCGAATGTATGTATATATCCCCCGTAAACTTCAACTCAAAATCGCCCGTTCCGTCCCATGTGCCGGAATACTCTTTCATTGCGTATTCCTCACTCGGTTCAAGACGTTCGGTGAAATGCAGGTTCTGACCGGGAAATCCTATTGTCAGCGTTCCGGCTGTAGCTACCCTGTACCGGAAAGAGATAAAGAACTTCTTCGGTTCTTCCCCTTCCTCATAGGTCGGTTTATTGGCTAAATCCGCATTTGACTGTTTAATTCCGGAAGAAAGGATACGAAGCACGTTTCTATCTCCGTCTCTGATAATGGCAGCCATAGCATCCTTGCGGGAATAGAACTTGTCGTTAACCAATAAGAACTTTCCGTTCACAGTAAAGAAACGAACATCGTTCTTTGTCTCCCAACCGTTCGTATTGCTTGCAAATGATGCGTTATACAGATAATTATCCTTTGCCTGCACCTCGTCAAGCACTTTGGAGATTTCAGAGTAAATCAAATCTTCCAATATCTTGAACTGGGTCATAATATTTATCCCCGTTTTCAAGATAAAGTCTCCCATGAACTTGTTGCCTTGCGGACTGATAACCGTCACTTCCTTGCCTGCTAAAGAATAGGAATCTATCCCGGCATACTGATGGATACTCGGTGCATCATCGCCATACACGGACAAGGTGATTGCGTTCTGACGCTTCTTGTCTGTTCTGTTTCCGAGCTGTACAAGGCTATCGCCTTCCTGTGGTATGTCGCTGTTTGCATCACAGTCCGTCTTGCTAAGGTCTATGTAATCCTCACCAACGCCGACACATAAGCGCCAATAGTAACGGTTGGATACATTCTCGTAGATACCCGGCTTGATATTGAAGTCTTGAAAACGTATCTGGTCGCCTTCCTTGAACGGGTTCTCGATAGCCGTTTCTCCATCATCCACCAAAAGATAGCAACGCCAAAAATCCTCGTGTTCTTCCACCTTTCCGCATTTCATTCCGGCAGCGGTGAACATGTAGTTTCCGCCTGCATAAGAGAGCTTCTTTATCTCCAACTCGGAGAACATCGCCTTAATACGCACAAAGAGTTCGTCCACTTCAATGTAGGATTTACCCGTCTTGCTGTCTACTTTAATGACAAAGCCTTCACCGAGAGCACCGGAAGAAAAATTCATGGACTGGATGTAGTCTGAAAATAATCCGCCTAAGAACTTTATTAAATAGCTGGTTTGGTCAGGTTTGGTTTTATTCAAAAACAGCTTTTCTCCAAAGGCTTTAATGATTGATTCCACTTGTTGGGTAGTTAATCCTCCACCGCCTTGCCCGCCTACAATTGAGTCTATCTGATTCTGTATCTTTTCTAAAGTTCCTACCGCTTTGTCATTGCGAAGGGTAATATCATACGTTGGGATGAGAGCGTCTCCTTCCTTTATTGTAAGGCTGTCAATAATAATGCTCCCGTTGATGTTTAAGTCTTCATCCTCGAACAACATTAAATCACCTTCCTTTATACTGTCATGCAGTTCCGGGTGACGCGCCATAAATATTTCATCTACTTTAGGCTCGTAAGTATATCTTACATAATCATTTTTTGCAAGATATTCTTTAGAAGCTGTTAGCAATCTTTGGGAAGCAGCTTTTATATACACATCCGGCATATCAATACCCAAAAGCACAAATTTATCTCCGGCTTTGATAGTAAAATCCTTATATGGGAAATAAAGATTCAGCCCTTCATCATAGACTCTGTTGCATGTCAAGACCCACATGTCACCTTGTTTTACGGGCTTGTCTGCATCTCCAAGTATTTCAAATTCACGCCCACCACACATTCCGCTTTTCATGGATATGGTGGCGGTTTCCCCTGTTAGATAATCGTTTATGTCAAATCCAATGTCTTTGAGATATATTTTGAACGGTGGGATGGTTTCCCCTTCTTCAAAGTAACCATCATCCGCGATTGGCGTATTATCCTTATTCACTGAATCGGAAGCGATTTCATCCAACGCTCCGGTAGCATTTACGATTATTCCCGCGTCTTTCAACTGCTGTGCCGTCATTCCTTCCATAGACGGATATATTTCCGGTAAAGAAGTATCGCTCCCGTCAAAGAAAACCGAACCTTCCCGAACTCCGATAATATCTATGTTTTTACTATCAAGGTATGGGTCAAGTGTCTTTTCCGGAAAATCAGGAAGCATCAAGTTTTTAACAGCCATATTATTGGGTACTAATGCTCCAGAAGGTCTTTTGTACTTTCTTGGAACATTGTCCGCCTCAATACCTTTTTCTATCCGCATCTTTGCGCCTATGCGGACGTTGTCCTTGTCGGCTTCACTATTCAACAAAACGTAGCATTTCCCAAGAAAGCTACCTCTTCTTATTTTATAAGAATGCCCATTGATTGTCACATCATACAATGCTGTGTCGGATAGGAATTTCATATAAAAAGGAAGAGTCACAACAGCGCCGTCTATCAAATGTGTATTAGGGTCATATCCGTAAGATACATCCTCGATGGGAGCTTCGACAATAGGACTTCCATATGTTGTATAATAGTTGTACGGTAAGTTTTTGGTACCACCATATGCTCTTAGGCGGGTAATTATCTTCTGTGACGAGTCCGCGGTTTTTTGTATGGAGTACAGCCCTTTTCCCTTTCCATACCCGAACATGTTTCCTACTGCAATTCCGGCAGTGCCTATTGTTATCGTTCGCCCCCTTATGATAAAGTTTGCCTTAAACTCGCTATTTACTAAAGCGAGTGCGTCCCAAACGTTTATACTGCTTATTGATATGGATTTGTTAGCCTCATTAACATATTCGGGATGTACTGTAACCGTCCATTTTTGCTCTCCTTTATAGATACGGTCAAGGTTCACCTGTATTCTTTCTGCGAGAGCATTTATGCTTTCAGCGTAAAAACTGAATGTAGGTAGGGAAGAGTAGTGAATTAAGTTATCCTCTTTTACATAGTCCAGGAATTCGCATCTTGTCAGTTCATCTGCAAGAGAGTTGAAAACTACGTTCTCATATTTGAAAGCCTCTCCGTATGTATTTTTGGAGGCTTGCTTCAATTCAGTAGGGTCGTAGTTTATTTCAAATCTTTCTCCGCGATATATCAGATAGTCTCCGACTGTAAAATCAATCGGAGTGGGGGACGTAACGGTAATGTTAACGGAACAAGCTCCCATGAACTCCCCGTTATACTCTAACTTGTTAGCGACACATCGTTGCGTCTGCCCGTCTTTGCTGTATATTATAAACCGTCCCATTATGCCGTAAGAATAATTTGTGTTTTAGGGTCGGTTACCCGAAATGTAATGTTGAAAGTTACGACATCCCCCTCATCTGTCTTGCGGACAAAAAGGTCGGGTTTTATAGATTTAAAATAAACCCCCTGCCTGCCTATTTGGGTATAGGTGTCATAAACCTTTAATTCTGTTCCGTAACCGTCTTTTCCTATCAGATAGTCCAGGAAGGCGACAATCTTTTCATTGGCTGTTCCCATATCACCTTTATAGGCAAACTCTACTTCTATATCATAGGCTTGCACGTAGAGTTCTTCGGGGAAAAAGGTGTCTTCTCCGTCTTGGTCTATCCAGTCCCTTTTGGGCAAATCCTTAATATCTCCATATACAGTAAAAGGGAAGTCCTTGCACACAATCCCCCATTGGGATTTGGTGTCAATAACAGGACTCCCCAGCTTACTTTTCTGAAAATAGATACTGTAAGGCTTTGCCATGTGTTATTTTGAGTTTGTGTTGTAAAAACAAAAAGAGCCAATCAACGGCATGCCCGTTAATCAGCTCTTTGGCTTGTTATATCAATACTGCAAATATATGGTGTATTTTCTAAATAATCAAGTAAAAGGTTAGAAAATTGATATAGTTATCCGGCTTACATTATATTTGCAATGAATACTACCTTTCGGGTGACACGATTTTCATGTAGGGGTTCTTTACCCGCTTCTCTTTGAGCTTCCTTTCAAGTTTTTCCATCCTTTCGTACATCAGTTCAATATCTTCGGATAAGTGCAATAATTGAAGTTTGAGGAGCTTGTTCTCTTTCTGCAAGTTATATATCTTTTCTTCCATGATGAATATTTGTTTTAGTCGTTATTTCTGCCATCTGCCCGCCAGCCGTATTGCTGACGGGGTATCATAACGTGATTTCGCTGGTCGAACCTCAACGTGCATCTATGCTTGTTTACGTGGCAATATTTCCTTATTAAGGCTTCTAAGGTCGAAATCTGACTTAGAGGCGCTTGGGTTGTATTTTGATATAGACATAGGGGCAAGAAGCGCCATTATTTCCAGCTTCTCCTGCTGTATATCGAGTATTACTTCATTCAGTATTTCTTAATTCTTCCATTTTCGTTTTGGATATAGTTGTGGCTGTCGGGCATTGGAACCGACTGCCGGATGATTAAAATAGCGTGATTAGTATTTTTTCATGCAGCTAACGAATAAGGCTATGATAGATATAAAGACGCCTACAATGGCAAGTATTAAATTCCAATTGATAGGATTGTGCAAGTTGGGGTTAACGGCAAGATAGTGCTTGCCCTCTTCGGTGAGTTTGGCACTCCATACATAACCGCCAATTACATAATTGGCTTTCACCAATCCTTTCCTCTCAATGGAACGGATGGAAGCAGTAAATACATGCTTCGGGTATGTTGCCGGGCATTTTCCGCCAAACTCTGCAACAATCCGAAATGCTTGTTTCTCTTCCTTTGTTAATTTAATCCGTTCCATAACCTACTCGTTTTCTGCAAATTTACTAAATACTACGCAAATATGTGTTGTTGTGCTATACTATTTTATAGGCGAAATCTTTCTGTCAGAAGGCTTTCCGCCAAATAGATGGTTGATATAAGCAAGTCCTTTGGGTTTGCAAAACACCTTTTGGCATAATATGTCTGGGTGGTTGTCTCTGCGTATTGGCGGCAACAGCGTCATTTCAAAGTAGCCTGCGTCAATATACTTTTGTTTCGGCTCGTTCCTGTCTTTGAAGAATATACCCGCATCCCTTAGCTTTCCGAAAAGGGTGTTTCTCCCAAAACCGAGATTGAGTATCTTTGCGGCTTGACCTATGTCTACTTTGCCCTCTGCTTTGAAGGCAGCTTCGGCGAAGTCGGCTTTAGGCTGGAGTTTGGTAATCTTTGCATCTTTCTGCTCGATTTGCTTTTGTTGCTGCTCTGTTTCAATATGGAGTTGTTCCTTTTCCTTTTCAGAAGCTACTAACGCTTCCAATGCCTCAAGATAAGTTTGTGGAGTCTTGATAACTTTTTTCTCATTTTCGAGGTATTCTAAACGGTTGATTATTCTTTCACGCAGAACCGCATCATAACCTGATGCAAGAATAAGACAGCCTTTAGGAGTGAGATTAAAAAGAGGTCTTTTTTGACCGTTAGCGTCTGTGTATGACCCCAATCCAAAATTGGATGCGGATACACCTTGCGATAATAGGCTGCGAATGTCGCGCATTACATGGGCATGTTGTTTACTCGTAACCTCTGCAATTTCAAGAGAGGTCATACCTTTCTGATTTGGAATTAAGTTTTCCATACTTACTATTGTTTGGCGTTGTAATTATAGACAGACAAACGGCTGTCATTTCCCGTGTCGCCAAACAATAGTAAGATTTTCTCCGAAGAGGAAATATTACGCAGGAAAGACAGCCGTGTATTTTTTATACAGGCAGTTGGGCATAAAAAAAGCCCAACTAAATATAGTGAGCGATAACCGTGCTCTACGGAGAAAGAATACTTTACTATTGTTTGGCACCACAAAGATATACATAATCCTTGAAGTAGCAAACTCCTTATAAGAAAATCAATTAATTTCGTTTATTTTCTAAGTTATTATGCGAATATATAGAAAATAAACCATACATCCAAAAGGGGAGCATAGTAATATCCAAACATGCTTTATAACATATAACAAAAAAGGTGAAAAAACTGTATATAATATATTGTTCTCCAATACAAAGTTGTTAACTTTGCCACACATTAATTAACTAAATACATGCTTTATGAGTAATAAAATATTTTTTCTACTTTCTCTATTTTGTGTTCTTATATCCTCCTGTGAGAATGAAGATGATATGGTAACATCTATACTTTTAGACAAGTCGGATATGACTTTGAAGCCCGGAGAAACTTATCAATTTACGGTAAAAGGCTCTCCTTCTAAAGCGAAGTTGCCTAAAATTAATTGGGGGATATATCCTGTAAATGCAAACAATCATTTGGCAAAAATAGATTCACACGGGAAACTAACAGCTTTGAAGCCAGGGAACTTTACAGTAAATGCCTGGATTGGAGATGATGATATAACGGATTTGTTATATATTGATAATGCAGTAATAAAGGCTGTGTGTAATGTGACGGTTGAGCCTATAGAAGCTACTGGCATATCTATAGATAAGAAAGAGATTGTGTTTAATGGAGAACAAAGTTTGATTTTGGATGCTTCTATTGAACCTCAGGATGCTACGAAGAAACTGGTCTTTTGGGAAATAGATAATTCGGAAATTGCAAGTTTAGAATCGGGTAAAGACAATTCGGTTATTGTAACAGCACTAAAGGCAGGAGAAGCTACAATTACAGCACGTGCAGGGTTTGAATCTTCTATAACTTCAACATGCAAAGTGAAGGTTAATCCTGTTGTAGCACAAGGTTTTTCCTTGAAAGAAAATGAAAAAAATGTAAGGGTGGGAGATGTTTTTACTATAGAATCAATAATCACTCCTGCATATGCAACAAAAGAAAACATAGCATGGGAGATTTCTGACGTAAATATTGCAAAGATTAATGAAGACAACAGTATATCTGCCATGTCTCCTGGAAAATGTATAGTTAAGGCTATTTTGGGAAATACAGGGTTAGAGGCTACTTGTGAGCTGACAGTAGAACCCATTTTATTGGAATCTATAAGTTTTGATAACCTTACATATAAAATTGAAGTTGGAGGACAAAAACAGCTAAATGTTGTGTTTACACCAGAAAACGCAACTAATAAGAATGTGATATGGACTTCATCCGACCCTGTGATTGCTCCGGTTGATGAAAATGGAGTGGTTTTAGGGAATACATCAGGAAGAGTACAAGTTACGGCAACGTCAGAAGATGGCGGACATGTGGCAAACTGTACTGTTTATATTGTGTCATTAGGAGGTATGATGGATGTTTATTTCCCTACATCTTCTTTGATTATTAATTCGGGATATTATACGGGCGTTATGTCATGTGCTATAAAGAACAATAGCTCAAAGACTATAAAACTTACTAAGTTTAAAGTTTTTTCTACTGGAAGCGGTAGTGCTCCTATTGAGATTACTGATGAGGCGAAATTAGGATATTTATCTTCTGGAGAAACAAGAATTTTACAGTTTAGATTATCACATGTTTATGAGCCAGGATTTAAGTGGGAGTTTAAATGTGATGGTCATTATTTTTCTGCTTATGGAAGTTATAAACAGTAATTTTTAATGTTAAGTAATCATTAAGTTAAGCGGAGTTTCTCCGCTTTTCTTGTTTTGTGGCATATCGCTTGTTCTACCGATTATGGTAATATTGCCACAATATTATAAATATGAGAAAGCATGGGAAAAAGTCAAAAGACATCCAAGCACTACGCAGACCGAACATCGTCTTATTAAGAAATAGGCAGCATCGCTAAAATATTTTTCGTAAGAAACTCAATTAAGTAGGAATAAGCTTCGTCACTATCACTGGTTAAGTTTATTCCTGCTTTTTCCAATGTAAAGTTGGCGATGTGAAATATCTCGTGCGCTAATATTGACAATCCTTTTATGTCTTTCGGCAAATTTGGCATATACAAAATCATTTGTCCGCCAGGCAATAAAAAACTTTTTCCCTTTTCTTCTCCACTAATCATAGAAACGATTTCAGAAGACTTCTCGCACCCGAATATCTTTGATAGTCTTGCCTTCAAATGCTTTTTTTTCTCCAAAATGAACCATTACATCCCGGTCATAAATGTCTATGCTTATTATCTTATTCATAACGAATATGATGTTTGTGCTTTATATATAATAATGCAAATATAACTAAAAATAATCAAGATGCTGTTCTTCGGCATATGAATTATAATTAATCGGATTTGTTAAAAAGCTGATTTATCGGATATTTATTTGTTTATTTGTTTGTTCTTTCGTTCGTTCTTTCTATATTTGTGCATTAATATAATACAAATGGGTAATTGGAGTGAAAGGCAAGAAGTTAAGAAAGAGGGCAAGGAAAAAGAGAAAATAAGCCGAGAGACGCTTGGAAAGTTCTTTTATGATTTGGCAAAAACATCATTTGCTGCAATGGTAGCAGGTGGGGCTGTGTCATTTTTCACAAGTTCAAACAATGAGTTATATTGGCTTTTGCTTTTGATTGGAGCTTTTTCAACAATAGTATTTGCTTATATTGGTTATAAAGTGATAAGGAGGTAATTATGGAAGGTCTATTAATCGTTTTAGGAGGTTCTGGGGCTTTAGCCCTTTTATTTGCTCTTTGGCTGAATACTCGAAAAGGCAAGAAGTGGCTTGCAAGCTTATAAATTGACTATTATTTAGGTAAAACAATAAAGCCAGACATTAAGCCTGGCTTTTTCTTTGCATGACATCCCCATCGGTTTCCACAATACAATCTTCTCCATGAATGTAAACATATACCGATGCTATATCCTTTTGGATAACATTTACTTTTGCCCGGTCGTACACGTTAATGAATACCTTGCAATACTGTGAACAGTCAATGGTTACTTCGCTGTCATGGCGCACGTAAATATCACATACGGAAAAGCCATCAAATAGGAGAGTACCTTTACAATTTCCGTTCAAAACAGAAATTTGTGACATGTTGCATTTCTGCACATCTTCATCCACAAAAATATTATTCTTGTGGAGAAGGTCTTTGTCGAAGTGTTCTTTTATGAAAGTGTTGGTAGGGTAATTGTGCTTAATGGCAAAATCAATCCCATGCAGATACTTGTCAATTAATCCTTGTTGGGTAGGATTCCCCCATGCGTGTTGCCACGGTTGGCATAAACCAAACGTAATAGCTTGGTTCAGTAATGTTTTGCTTAAATCCTTTTCGTTCATAACATATTATATTTTGATTTTTCTACCACTTCTGTCTATTACTATACTTAGCATATCTCTAACTTCTTGTACTAAAGCAACGTTTGCTTCGGTATTTTGGGCACTTCTTAACGTATTATTGGCTATCGCCCTCAATTGAGTAAGTTGTTGTTCGGCTATAACATTATATTTCGGAAGAATCTCGTTTCCCCACTTTTCAAGCAAAGCGCGTTTTACACTTACATCTGCACGAATACCGTTTATGTAAGAAGCTAAAATATTGGCGGTTTCTTCTGTAATGTTTTCTTGTATCCCTTTGGAAAGAGTGTTTGAAGCGCTTGTCTCTTCAAGGCTTATTCCCATTTTTTTTGCAGCAGCATTTAGATAATCCCATATTTTCTTTGAGTCTGATATTGTCCCTCGAAGGCTTCCAAGTTGCTGCATTAGTCCGGTAGCCTCTTGTTCCGTCAGATTTGTACCCCCAGCGGAACTGTCTGTAAATATACCTTTATCTCCAAACAGATAATCTCTTAGCTTATTCATGGCAGGTTTTATGACATTCAGAGAAATCATCTCCTTTATGACATTGCGCATTATATCAGCCACCGTATCATCAAAAGCCTTTGCTGCATCTTCTCCGTTGGCGAACGCATTGACTAACGCTTCTGATATTTGGTCTGACCATCCCTTTAAGTCTATACCGAATTGTTCGCTTGCCAAATCTTCATAGAAATACTTGATTTGCTCGCCTAACTCGATATACTGCTGCTTGTAGTCCTCTATTTTAGAAGCATCCGAATCTTTCTTGTCTTGTTCCGCCTTCATTTGCTTTTGCACCTCTTCTTGTTGCTTTTGAAGATTTGCAATCATCTCTTTGGATTGACTTTGGGTAACAGCACCCAATTGCCGTTCTATGACAGATTGAAGGTTCTTATAGTCGTTGGAAAGCTTTTTCACTTCCAGTTGCGAACGTTGGATTGCTTTATCCAGCTTCTTGTCATGGGCTTTGGCTATGCTTCCTATTATTCCGGTAATACCGCTGACTACACCTGTAGCCCCTTGCATGATAGCCATCGGATTGCCGGAAGATATACCAGCGAAAAGGGTAGCTCCGCTTTGAGCTGTATTCAATAATCCACCCGCAACTTCTTGTACAGCGCTTAGAGTGTCTCCCATACTATCATTCCCTAAGGCATCAAATGCTGACCCTAAATCTCCCAAAGTGCCGATAAGAAGATTAGCCATGTCGACAATATCTCCAAAGCCTACTTGAACTTTATCGGAAGCCTCATTTTGTTCATCCTGCGCATCTGTTACTTCTTTTTCCGCATCTGCCAACGTTTTTAATTTTGGAGTTAATTTATCGACGACTTTAGCCTGATAAGATAAGCCGCCATCCGTTTTCTTGGTTTCCGTATGGCTCGTTTCAGAAACACCAGTAGTAACTTCACCGCCATCCTGGATAAACCCAAGTTCTTTTTGAGCCTTTTTCAGTTTTTCAGTGGCTTCCGCATACTCTTTTATTCCGTCTGATAATGTCTTGAAAGGGTTTCTGCTTTCACTTTCGTCACGTAGCTTTTTTAATACATTGACAAGCTCTTTAAACTCGTTGACTTTTAGACTTTGCCCGGTCGTATTTTTAAACTCTTCCAGGTTCTTGATTAGCCTGCTAAGAGTTGCAGAAGAAAGTCTGTCAAGGTCGTCAAAGGTCTTAGCCCAGTCTTCCGAACTCTTGAATTGTTCAAATTTGGTAGATGCAGCATCTTCGCTCGCTTTCTTTTTCCTTTGTGCTATAAGTCTGTCGGTCGCTTCTTCGCCTAATTGACCTCTTTGGCTTTCAATATCTGCCAAGTCTTTTTGAAGATTACGTTCAATATCCTTTATCCTTTGGGCATAATCTTTATAATCCTCAATCATGCCTAAAAGGTTTTCAAGGCTTTCTGAACGCATTTTCTTACTTTCCTCGTTGATTGATTGGTATAGTTTCAGAATTACTCCTTCTCCAAACTGCTTCTTTACATCATCCTCTTTCATGGCAAGGACATCTGTAACGGAGAATTTACTTCCTGTATTTTCAAGCGCTTTGGAAAGTTGGTTGCGCAAATCATCTACTACACTTTTGAATGAGACCTCTCCGCCGAAAGCGATGTTCATGGAAAGAGATTTGTTGCCGGAAGCATTGAATAGCTTCTTATATAAATCCCACTTTTCTCCGGTTTGGGAAACGTACTTCTCTATCTCCTTTAAGGCATTATCTACTTCTTTCTTCGCACTGTCAATTCCCGCCTTGTCAATCTTGACACCAAGAGAAATGTATAAATCTTCCTGCTTCTCTTTGCTTCGGTCTAACTGCCCTTGAATGTATTTGTAAGCCTTGCTTGGGTCTTTTAAGTCCAAATTGACCCCGTTCTTATCAAAGATAGGGGCAAATTCAGAAATGCCCTTCACCCTTTGGGATGCGACTTCTTCTCCTTCTATCTTTCTCCATTTCTCATAGCTGGAAACGGCTTTATCTATGAGGTCGGTACGGGCTTCCCATTGTTCGGCAATAGGGTCTTTCGTGTTTTGGGTCTCTTTGGTTACACGCCCGAATGTTTTTAGTATTTCATCTGTAGCATTCTTTAACAGCTTGGCTTTATCTATACTTTTACGAGTTTCTTCATTCCATTCGCCCTCTTTTTTAGTCCATTCGCTAAGAGTAGAGGACGCATCCTCATTAGCACCGATTATATTTTCTATGTATTTTTGCAGACCACCTTCTGCATCAGGCTTTAGCCTTTCTATACCGAATTTTTCATACAATTCGGTCGCTTTCTTGAACCAGGCAGAATTCTTGTCATCTTTCTTTATCTTGTAAGTTGAATAATTTTCTAATGCGTCATTCAGTGTTTTTTGAGCTTGCGATAAAACCTCTTCTTGTTTTTTTATATCTTCATCTAAGGACTCTATGACATTCTCATACCCGTCCAGTGATTGATAATATTCTCTGCGAGATTTCAATCTGTTAAGTTCTCTTTGAGCTTCATTTCTATTATTGGTCGCGCCGATTACAAGCCCTGCGCTTTTGACTTTTTCTCTTTCTTTTGATGCAGATAACACTTTTTGGATGGCTTGATATTCCCCTTCTAAAAGAAATTGTTCAAATTTCATATTCTCAAAGAGAGAGGGATATATTTTTTGAAGGTTTAGATATGCCCTTCTTTGAGCATCAATCCCGTTTGTTTTATCGAATATTCGAGAAATATATCCTTTAGCCTTACTTTCCTCTTCTTTAATCTTCTCTATGTTTTTTGAGAACTCAATATTTAGTTTTTTTGTTTTTTCAGCAACTGTTTCAACTTTTTCTTGGAATACAGTCAATGTTGTAACTATAGCGCCTAATGTGGTTATCCAAAATACCCACGGATTGACTTTCATTGCTGAGTTAAGTGCCCATTGTGCTACTGCGGCTGCTTTGGTGACTTTGACTCCTTTGTTTAACCATGTATAATACGCTTGCATTTGACTGATTGCAAAAGAAGACTTTTGTGCTACATTTACAGCTATCACAGCCGTTTTATAAGAGCCATAAATTCCTACAAGTATACCAAGTATATCTGCGACAGCCTCCCAATGTTTCATTAAATCAGTAAGCAGCTCTAAACTATCTGAAAGTACACCGCTATTGCCTTCCGCAATGTCAGCCATCATAACATCCCATGCGTCCTGCAAGTTGCTCCATTTGCCAGCAAGGCTTTCTGCAAGAGCTTCCTGCATGTTGTAGAATTTGCCGCCTTCATCGGTCAGCTCCCAAAGAACATCTTTCACCATGCCGAAGCTGACCTCTTTCCGGCTGATTTTATCGAATACGTCTCCGGCGGAAGTTACCACTCCCGTAAGCTTAGTAAACCGTTTCGCCAACTCGTCCACCAACGGAATACCAGCCTCGGTAAACTGCCTCAATTCCTGCCCACGGAGAAAAGCTGCACTGCGCACCTGCCCGTACGCCAATATGATACGTCCCATATCGACACCCACACCTGCGGAAATGTCGGCAAGTCGTTTGGTCGTATCGTAAAGCTCTTCATACGGAATGCTGTATGCGGAAAGTTGCTTGGTGTATGAAGCCAGTTCTTTAAACTGAAACGGAGAGACAACCGCTAAATCCTTAATGCGGTTGAATATGGTTTCCGCCTTCATACTATCTCCAAGAATGGAGGTAAGGGCAATGCGTTGTTTCTGAAACTCTCCGCCAATAGTATATAATCCCCTTACAAAACGCTCTAAGGTGTATATGGAATACACATTGGCGATTTGATTTTTCAATTCCCTGGCTATCCGTGATTGAGAAGATAGAGCCGTGTTTTCCTTTGTCATGGCGGCATTGTGTGTGCCGGAAGCTCTTGCAGCCTGCATCCGAGCATTGGTGAGTCTTTGTTCGGCGAGCGCTGCCCTTTCTGCCATTTTTGCCTGAATATCAAGAATGCGTTGCTGTCTTACATCGCTCGCTGTTGTGTTATATTTATATCCAGCTTTTTGTAATGCCTGTTTGACGGCATCACTGACTTTAGCCTTATCTACGACTATGTTTATTTTGTATTTTTTCTTATTTACAGCACTGGATATACTATCTCTAAGAGAAGCATCGTCTATTTTCAGTTTTGCTTTAACTTCGGAGGGAATGTTAATTTTATTGACCCCTACATTGACTTTGAATATCTTACTTTTAAGTGCATTATCTATCGACTCTCTAATAATTTGTCTGTCTACCTTAACTCCCAATTTAGTGTTAAGTTTGACTTGCTTTTCAACGAGTTTCTTTTTTATCTGTTCATAATCCTGCTCCGTGCAGTCTTTCAAGTGAACGCTGAAATTGAGTGAACCTAAGTCTGCCATGTTAATTATTGTTTTGCGCCTTTTTTGATAGCGTTAATGCCGTTTACCATAAAATCATTGAGGGAAATTCTTTGTCCTTTCATTTCCCGCTCTTTTCTCTTTTCTTCCCACTTCCTTTTTAAATCTTCCATTTCTTTGGCTGTGTGCTCCTTTTGTCCGGTATTATTATCATTATCATATACCACAATCGGAGCATCGCACATAAAAAGTTCATATTGGGCGCATGTCAATACCCAATCCATATACCAATTAGGGATGTTAATCATTCCCCAAAGAAGAATTAACGGTCGTGTCAGCTCTGGGTGTTTTTCTCCGTTTGCAAATGCTGCTCCTGCCGAAGTTCTTGAAGGATACGTTCTGCTTCCTTTCTCGTCATCGTCATTATCGTGTCTCTCATTCCGGTCAGTAATGTGAAAGCATTCAAGTATTCCAGTCTCTGAAATTCCACTTTTTTTTTACCAATGAAAAGTATTCCGTACAATTCGTCATCTGTGTATTTTTTCCATAGCATACGCCAGTATATCCAATGGAAAAGTCTTATCTTCCACCAATTATTCAGAATAATGAGAGAGGCACATTTGGCAGTAACTTCATCCTCGCTTTTGCAGGAATGTAAGACATGGGTCAATTTTCGTATTGTTCCACGGTGCAGCCATTTTATACCGAACTTTTTTCCTCTTATCGTAATATAATCTATGCTGTTCTCCAGCACGTCGTCGAGTGTTTTCTGCTCTGCTGTGGTAGGTTGATTTATTGTTTTATCGTTCATATTGTGTTATTGTGATGTGTGAAAAAGGAGAAGGCGGCGGCAATAACGCACACCGCCATATTTTTAAATCAAAGAACCGTCCTGGGTAACTTCCACCGCACTGAACTCATTGGCGGTGAATACGCTGACTGTAGCAGTTCTTTTTGCTCCGCTATTCTCGTCGACTTTGACCGTCACCACTTTCCCGCTAACCGAGGTTTTGCACCATGTTTCCGTTGATGAAGCAGAGACAGAGCTTTCCTTGGTTGTTGCGGTAATGGTTTTCCCTGTATTATCTGCCGCGCTGGTAAAAGACAGGGACGCTGGAGCTACGGTCAGTCGGCTTTTTTTGTCAAGAAAGCGATATTATCTTCGGAAGAGGAGCCGGACGAAGCACCATCTTCAAGTTCAATAGTTCCGCTAAGCGCAAAAGCGAATGGGGTAGTGGACGCATTCTCAAACAAGGGGCGTGCGTAAACGGCCATTCTTTTTACAAGCAGACATTTTTCTCCGTCGTCACTTATAAGCGCAAATCCTACGTTCAGTTTCTTGCTGTTTAGCACAGCAGAGAATCCCTTGAATTGCTGGTTGTTGATAGTCGCTTGCGCAATTTCAGTGGTTTTCCCAAGAAAATATTCTACCAATTCCTTGCTTACACTTGGAACGGTAGCAGCGAAAGTAATATCTCCTGCTGTACTGGTGACAGCCCAATCCGCTTGCAGACCGTGCACCTTTGTACGGTTTAATGTCGGTTCTGCTTGGGACAAGGAAAGGGTATCTACGGTAACGGGCAAATCAAAATCCGGAGTTACCGTGGCAAAATTTGCAATGCCACCCTTTACCAACATAATGGATGAAAGACCGCTAAATACATCTTTCAATTCCTGCTTTGTTTTCATTGCCATAATAAATAGTTTTAATCGTTTTATTTTATGTTTATTTTATCACAAGGTCAGTCCTTATCAATGTTGCGCTGAACCCTAATCCGTCATTTCCTTTCAAGGTCAATTTGGGGTTTGAGGCACTTATGAAATTGTCGCTGATAGGGAATAGGGAAAGAATATCTCCTACAACAGTGTCCATTTGTTCCAAGTCTTCCGCACTTCCCTTTTTCTGTCTGACATACACTTCAATGGTGCAATAGGTACGGATATTTCCAAATCCGCTGCCATAGGTCATGGAAGACAACAAGCCGGGCAATGACACCACAATGAAATTATCCATTTGCTTAGGCACAGCAGCGGGACGGTCATTTGTGAACACATTCTCACTTACCGTCTTTGCTGCGTCAAACAATGATTTAAGCGCGTCTTTGTATTTAAAATCCTGTTCGTACCCCATATCATTTCATTGGTTTAAAGGTCATTTTAGCAATGCTTTCCGCGTAATCAAATGTATCTGACAGTACATTTAACCCCTTCTTTGACTCCAAGTAGTTAGAATATTCCGTACCTGTACACATCACTAATCCTATGCCATCATTTGGAGTTTTATATGCTTTGAGGAAATTTACAGAAGTGGTTAAACCGTACTCCCCGTTGGTGCCAATCAAGTTGTATTTTTTTATGGGAATAAACTTACCACTTTCATAACTTTGGACCATTATCACGCCAATACCGTCTCCTCTGCTAAGCTTGGGGCGGGTAGGATTTTTTAATCCTTGTGTCACAACGGCGGTAATTATACGAGATAATTTACCTCTATAATAAATTCCAACAGCTAATGAAGTTAGAGTATTTCCGGTTACATTATGGTACTTGGCTGATACTACTCCGTCTTGCAGAAGTCTGATTCCGATTTCTGTTATTCTATCCAGCAAATATTCATCAATGATATTTCTCATCTTTTTTTTGCCTTCTTCCAAGACTTTAGCATTATCTCCCATTTCCCTAATTCTTAGCCAGATTGAAATACAGCGTTGTTCCCATTTCCGTAGGATAACAATCCGTTACTACGCATGATTCAAAACTTCCTCCGTAATCGGTAACATCCACAAGGTCTCCCGCAATGATACCCTTCACAAGTCCAGGAATGTCTATTGCATAATCACTCTTTATGACATTACTTTTTGTAAATGTCCTAAGACTTGTGCTTCCGTACTTGTTGCATTTCCCTACATACAATACGGTCTCGTTCCCTTCGTCAAAAGATGTTTCTCCGGAAATACGATACACTTTGCATGTATGCGGAAAACGTGGATTATTTACTTTCATAGCGGATACCTTTTATTCATGTTCATACCCAAGTTGACAATTCTGACAGATGATTTACGGACGTTCTCTCCATACAATGCGTATATGTCATTTGCCATTTGCCGAAGGTTACGTTTGTCATAGGCAGAGCTTTGTGTACCACCCTCCTTGTGCTTCCATACACCGTTGGCATCCTCTACGCTTCCAGTTACGCTCGGTGTACTTGCGCACCACATATAAAGGTCTGCCCGGCACAAGTCTTTCTGGCGTTTTTCCAACGTGCTGACATCCGTCCCCGGTGCAATTCCCCTGTCAATCAGTATGGTGGAAATAGCACTGTCCGTAACTTCAAAACCGACACAACCACGGAGATATTCCTCTATGGTAGTGCCAGTATTTGTATTTTGAGAATCCTTCATGGTTATTTACCTTTAATGTTCAAGTAGTAGAACCAGCGAACCTTATTAGGAACAACCAATCCGGTCACTTCTGATTTGATTACCTGCGTCATGGTTTCATCATTGAATACCTGACGTATCAGAGTGCGGCCGCCGTCATACAATGCCGTACGGGCGCCCGGTGTTTCCATGAAAATGGGACGTCCGCATTGTACATCACCCAGGTCTTCATTTGGAACATACGCCAATACCCCCTCTTCAAAGCTTTGCAAATTCTTGTATTGTATAGCTTTGGAAGATTTGTCATATTTTTCCACTACGGATATTGAATCGACAATTCTGATTTTAGCACCGATACGCGCTTCAATGAAAGCTTTGATTGTTTCATCGGGGACAAGATTAGCAAATGCCAACTGCATGCCTTTATCGGAAATATCCGGGCGTGTCGCAACTGTGTACATTTGGCGGAAATACGGAAGGTTAATCAAATCCTCAAAGGTCGTCTTGGAGCATTCCCAGTGACCAGCAGGCGCAAAATCCTTTTCTTGGGAATCGCGTCTGACTTGCCTCATGACTTTTATCGGGTCTATTGTAGTACCCAAAGCTTCTTTCTGCACCACTTCGCTTTCCGGCTTCTTATACCAGATAGAATCCTTGATATTCTTTTTAGGCACGCCGAAATCTATAGTCAATGCAATACCAAGCGGGTTGTTAGCTGCGTCAATGATTAGCTTACCTTTGTTGGATACAACCTGATTTCGCTGGTATAGGAATGTATTGTAGTTACCACCAAGTAAGCTGTCCACTCCATTAAACAGAAGCTCCATTATTGTAGACTCAATTTCCGGAGTGGTACCGCCAATGGCATCCATCAGCATCATTTTTTCTCTTAGGATTTTGCGGCTCAGTACAATCTCATGCTTGAAGGTTGGCAATCCACCCATTTGCAGGGACATTCCGTCTGTAGATTTGGTTGCGCCATCACTGTCAATATCCACATAGGTAGCCAGCGTGTATGCACGGACTGTTGCTTCTATCTGCTCATATGTGGGATTCAGAGGAATATTAGGATTTAACGGGAAACCCATTTGGGAGAACGTTTGTTCCGCATTGTATTTTTCGGCAAACATGTCATTAATCCATGCTTCCAGCGGTTTATTCCCAGTATATCCCAATGCTGCAAGACCTTTCCCTACAATGTCGTAAAATTCTTTGTTTCTTGTGTACATATTATTCTCCTTTCTTTATTCGTCAGATTCACGCACAAATTCAATCATAGGCAGCTGTGCTTCTACCGATTTGGGAATGCCACCACCGAACACCCTGTCTGCGTAAATTCTGCCTGCGCGTACAACTGCGCATGTTGCAAGGATACAGCCTTCAGGGATACATACGTCTTCAAATACAAGGCCGTTGACATCGGTTAGCTTTCCGCTGGCGGGAACTCCTTTGACAGTTTCCTCAATATCTCCCGTTACTCCGGTATTTCCTGGAATAAACATGTACGCGTAAAGTTGGGCAGCGGTTTTTTGCGTGAAAGTCACAGTAGCCCCACTGCGTTTTACATCCCATTCTGCAAAAGAAGATTTTGCTCCTTCGATTTTGGTAGCTACCAGTTCTGGGGTACTTTCTGATGCGCTTGTTACGGCAACCGAATAGCTTTTCCCGCCTAACACAATAGACAAATCCCCGTTTTCGGATGCCTTTTTAGTGATAGTAAGCGTCACTACTGCCTTTACACCAGTCACTCCATCTGCTGTAATTACCTCTACCTGTTTGCCTGCTCCATTGAATTTTACCATTGTGCCGGCATGTATAATATCACCAGACTTTAATCCCATTCCGGCGACATCAATCATACCACCACCCTGATATAATTCTCTTACTCTTGACCAAACAGGAAAATTTCCGCCAAATCCCGACCGGGATTGACTGATAGTGTTGAAAGTTCCTAATTGTCTCATTCTTTGTCTGTTTTAATGTGTTTATTGTTTTCGAGGAAGTTTCCCTTGCGCTCTTAGCCGGTCTTTGAATGCTTCACGGCGGCTTTTTGCCTGTTCTTCTCCGGTTTCTGCATATTGGTTGATACTTGGGGAAGCGCCATTTCCGAAAATCGCCTTGTATCTTTTTTCATAATTGCGTTTGGCGCAACTGACAATTTCTTCCACTTCCATATCTTTGGTGATTTTCACGTCTGATATGGCGATATTCAGGATTTCATCGTTACAGATATTTTTGCCCCCGTTTTCAATTTGAGATTTCAACAAGTCCATAGACTGGACTTTTAAGTCATTGATTGACGCGGCGTTTTTCTCCACCTCTCTCTCTTCCTTCAAAAGCAAAATCTCATTTTCCATTTCCTTTAGCTTGTCGGCAAGGACGTTATCTCCTGCTCCTTCTCTTGAGTCAGGAGAACTCTGTTGAGGTTTGTAGTTTTTCTTAAAACTCTCAACTTGGGTTGCGACATCATGGTTGTACTGCCCTTGCATTCCTTGAAGAAAAGATGTCGCCTTGCTATAATAAGCGTCATCAGGCTCCACCCCTTCTGCTACCGGATTCAATTCTATGTACTTCATTAATGTCTGTGACGAAAGACTGGTTTGTCCTAATCTGGTCGTCAGTTCGGATAAGATTTGTTCTTTCTCCATCGTGTTTATTTAGTTTGTGTTATAAAAAAAAAGAGCCTATCAGTGCTTTGTGCACTAATAAGCTCTTAGGCTTGCATATGTAAAATTGCTATTCTTCTATTCTGACGCTGATAAAATTACGACATCTTCGGCATACAGTCCTAAACAATACGCTACCGTGTATTATTTTTACATCGGTCAACTTTTGCCCGCACACCGGACATGTTACAAAATTCCCTTTTTCGCTGGTCTGTTTTTCATCCAGCTTAGCGTCTATCTTTATCATATCACATGATTTAGTATTGCAAATATATAGTATATTTTCTAAAATACAATGCTTTATATGTATTTTTATATGAGAAATATTAGAAAATTTATAATAAATCGTATATTTGCATTATATATAACTCATAGAGCTGTGATTCAAGCCGGAGTGTGCGGATTTATACTGCATACGCCGGCTTATTTTTTTTATGGAACACGACAAGATTGTATATACGAAAAAGGGGGAGGGTGTATTCAGTTATGAATACATAGACAGGTTGCGTAATTTGAAAAATGATTTCAATGTTATAGCTCAATCCGGCGGGCAGGAGAACTCATTAGCTTCCGATGCCGACATTGTTATTATGGGAGGGAATCGTGGCGGTTCAAAAACATTTACTTTATTAATGGAATCCTTGCCAGACATTAAAAATCCACGTTTTAATGCCGTTCTTCTGCGTAACGAGAAAGATGACCTTAGAGATATGATTAACACGTCGTATCTTATTTACTCCCAATTTGGAACTTATAACCGTTCTATATCGGATATGACTTGGAATTTTGGAGAAAACGCTGGAAAACTGTGGTTTTCTTATTTTGCTGATAATTTTGAGGATTTCAAGAAGCGCTTTCAAGGTAAACAGTTCTGTTATATCGGTATAGACGAAATAACCCATTGTTCTTATGACAAGTTTAAATACCTTATCACTTGCAACCGTAACGCTTATGGTATTAAAAACCGTTTTTGGGGTACTTGTAATCCGGACCCGGATAGCTGGGTGCGCGTTTTTATAGATTGGTGGATAGGAGAGGATGGGAATCCTATACCAGAACGCGATGGAAAGAAAAGATATTGTTTTATGGATGGAGATTCTCCCAATAATATATTTTGGGGAGACACGCCAGAAGAGGTATATGAACAATGTAAATCCATCATAGACCCTCTTTGGAATGATGCTTACAAAAAATTGGGATTTAATAAGAAAACAATGTTTGTCAAGTCAGTCGTCTTTATACGGGCACGTTTGGAGGATAATATCAAATTGATTGAGGCTGACTCAAATTATGCGGCTAATCTTGCCCAGCAGGATGAAGAATCCCGCGCTCGCGACCTCGAAGGAAATTGGAATTTTAAAGCGGCTGGAGACGATATTCTTAAAATCGAACACATGGAGCGGTTCTTCAACAACTCCGCCCAATATGGAGATAATAAGCGAAGGGTATCATGTGATATTGCATATGAAGGTGGAGATAATCTTGTCTTGTGGCTTTGGATTGGGAACCATATAGAGGACGTATATGTAAGTCGGGATAACTCCAAGCGGACGGAAGAGTGCGTCGCATATAAGTTGCGTGAATGGGGAGTCCTGGAGAAAGACTTTGTTTTTGACTTGAATGGACCTGGACAGGATTTTAAGGGCAAATTCCCAGACGCGGTCAAGTTTAATAATATGGCAGCTCCTATCCCAACGACAAAAGCTGACGAACAATCTATAAAATATATCTATTCTTCCCTGAAATCACAATGCGCTGATATTCTCGTTAAGAAGATTAAGAATGATGAAATTTCGATTAACCCCGATTTGTTGTCGCGTAAGTTTTCAGGAAACGGATATTCAGATATGACACTTTATAATATCCTGATGAAAGAACGCAAAGCCATCCGGGATGCAGACACAGATAAAGGCTTCTCTTTAATTAAAAAGGAAGTGATGAAAAAGTACGTCGGCCATTCTCCCGACTTTATAGAGGCTATGATTTACAGACAGATTTTTGATATAAGAAAACAACACACTAAACCAAAAGGATTATGGAGAATATAAGTACACGACAGATTATGGTACGCCGTCCGTTTCGGAGAATATTGCCAAATGGATACAAACAAGCAGTAGGGGTTATATCTGGCAGCTTGTCCGTTAATGAGCCTTTAGACAATCCAACATATCAGATAATAACTCAAATGGATTTTTTGAGGGAATTTGAGCCGTCCGGACATGCTATAAATGACCCATTGGTATATCCGGACAGATTAAGACAAGACCCTGAAACAAAAGAGTGGTTTAGAGAGTCCGTTATCAGATGTGCTTTTGCGTTTCAGAGGATTATAACAATCAAACACCTGGTTCATCTTTGTGGAAACGACATTCAATTTGAGTTGGAAGGGGATACCGAAAATGAAAAAGTAAAGGATACATTTTTTAAGTTTCGAACCGGATGGGCTGTAAAGGACATGGAGATAGCATGGTATGAAGCGGCAAAATCCGTAAAGATAACGGGGGACACAGCATTTGTAGGTTATCTCCGAAAAGGAATTTTCTATTGGAAAGTCCTTTCTTTTGAGAAAGGAGATACGTTATATCCCCATTTCGATAATGTTACAGGGGAGCTTACATTGTTTGCCCGTTCCTATTCCGATTTTGACAATAATGGAAATACAGTTACAGACTGGCTTGAAGTTTGGGATGAGAAATATCTCCGTCGCTTTAGAAAAGGGAAAGGGGCGTACAACAAAATAAAGCAAGTGATAAAGAACTTGTTTGGATTAAGCGGATACGAACTCATATCTTCTCAGGAACATGGCTTTACATTTATCCCTGTGGCTTATCACAGAAATGAAGCCGGCGCTTGTTGGTCTCCTTCACAAGACAGCATAGAGCAATATGAACTTGCTTTTTCGCAATTGTCACAAAACAATACAGCTTACGCCTTCCCGATTATGTATTTCAAAGGAGAGGGAGATAGTATTAATATAGAGGGAGGGATTGATGGCACTATAAAGTGTATATCAATGGGACCGGATGATGAAGCCGGTTATCTTAACAAGCAAGATGTTTCCACTGCCTTTACCAAGCAGCTTGATACTTTATACAAGTTAATCTATGAGCAGTCTTTTGCGGTAATTCCACCGGAAGTAAGAAGCGGAGACCTTCCAGGTGTAGCCATAAAGCTGCTTTATTCTCCTGCTTTTGAAAATGCCATGAAGGATGCCCAAGAATATAACCATCTCATTGACGATATGGTAAAGATATTCACTTATGGCTATGGGGTGGAAACCGAAAATCTTATCGACTTGCAAAATTTGAATGTATATGCTTGGATAAAGCCGTATATACATCTGAATGAATCTGAACTTCTACAAAATCTTGCAGTTGCTGTTCAAAACGGGTTCTTGTCCCGACAGACTGCAAATGAGCAAATTCAGATGTATAGCAATCCTCGTGACTGGGATAGGATTATGAAAGAAAAGAAAGAAGAACAGCAGGCTGATATTCTTTATAAATTGAAATCCCAGCAGGTATCCGCCACAGATAATGAAGTTGAACATAATCCGGCAGGAGACGACAAGCTATGAAGCAACCTACAAAAAAACAGATACAGGATGCCAAGGATTTCATAAAATTACGTTTGCAGGCTGAAATATCTATGCAAAGTCATTTGGAGGAGCTTCTTGTACAAGCGGCAAAAGAGATTATAGATATATCATTCAAGTATGATATTCAGCCTGCAATGTTCCGGTTCTCTGCAAATGAGAACTTAAAGCGGGACGTAAGCGAAGTACTCCGTAAGTTGCGTGAGTTAATTTACGATTACACGGAAACTCTTTCTGTATATGACAGAAAGGAGGAAAGAGATGCAATTGTAGATTTTATAAACAGGGAAGACCACGGGAAGACATTATCAGAGCGTATCAGCATTTATTGCAACCGATTTCTGTATGAAGTGGAAGCTGCCATTGCAGCCGGTCTGATAGCCGGAATCGGGAAAGATAAAATAAAGGGTAGTGTAAAATCTTATCTTAATTCACCTTATACCAATCCTTATTTTAAGCGGGCGGTTTATAATGGCGGGGCTGCTGCCACACGTATTAAAACAGATGGTGTGAGTTATGGGGTAGGGAAGTCTAATTCCGCTTACAACTCGTTAAATACCCTTACCCGCTTCGCCGTAGGTTCTGCATGGATGTTGTTTTGGGGGCTTGAACATAAGGATAAAGGATATACGGGCTTTTATTCGTACCGTGGGAGCAGTTACCCATGCTCTTATTGCGACAGCATGGTTGGCTATCATCCCATATCCGACTATCAGAATCAGTGGCATATAAGATGCTGCTGCTATTTTGTGTTTGTATAATTAAAAATCATATAATATGTTGAGAGGGAAGGAAGAAAAAATAACATTCAGTAAAGGATTGGGTTCTGAATGCAGAAAAGCGGGAATCAGTATAAAAGAGAAGGCTTTTGCCGACCTTTTAGCGTTAGGATGGAAAGACAAGGACGCCTATCTTATTTCCGGTCTTTACAATCCGGTATATAACCTGGAGATAAACAAGAAGAACATGAATATCCTTTTGTCCGACGATAAAGACTTCATGGACTATTTGACCTCTGCAAGCAGAAAGATTAAACGCAGGCAAAAAGAGAGCGAGAAAGAGGATGATATATTGGTAGATGGTATTAGTGAGGAAGATATTGCTTCCGAGCTATCAAAAGAAAACCAGCTTCGTAAACTTATCGCTGCCCGCAAGAAATATGACGGGAAAGAGGGATGCAAGGAATGGATAGACCTCACCAAAATGATAGCAGACATTACGCAAATCAAAAAGGACGAAATAAAGGAAGAGGACACCACAGTGCATTTCTATCTGCCACTTTCATGCAATAATTGCTCCTTGTATCTTGCCGCTAAAAAGAAAGCCGGGAAGTGATACCCGGCTTAAGAAGTGTATTTCTGTTAGACCAATTCGTGTAAGTATTTACTGCCGCATTTTGCGATAAAATATGTTCTTCCCGAACTCATTTCCCATAGCTAAATTCTTATTCCCAAAGAAACTGCAAACATCGGGGATTTTTTACCTGTCTCCGCATCGACTGTTTCATACTCCTTGATGGAAGAATCTATATGAATTCCGCCATACTGATATGAGAAGGACAAAAGCATTGATTCTATTTTCCTTTCCAGCTCCTCTTTGTCTTTTCTTATCTGATAGCAAAAGTCTCTTTCATTTATCTGCTTACCTTTATCTAACGGTAGTACTGAAGCTATATCGGAGGGATAGTAATATTTTCCGTTTTCTCCTAAATATCTAACATTGTATCCGTTCTTGTCACATAACGCATCCTCTATCGCTTTCAATTTTCCCCCATTTTTAAGAGTTATTAGTATTGGCTCATTCATGATTATCCTCCATTTCCTTTTTCATCTCATACATCTGCCTTTCCTCCTCAATAATCTTAGCGTCTTCTTCGTCAGATATAGGTTTAGCATCCGCACGGTCAAGGGCACTCCCTATTGCCTTTAATACATCCACCTGTAACTCCACATCAATGCAATTGGCAACATATTGGGCATTACGCACTATAAGCATTGGCAGGTTATCTACCTTGTCTTCCAATGGAGTATTATTCAGCATCATAAACATCACACTTCCTGCCCCATATTCAACAGAGAAGTCCCCGCTTACGGTTGATACCTTAATAAAAGGCAAACCGCCTTTCTTGTACTTGACAAAAGTCATGTTCCCGATTTGTGTCTTTCCGAAATCCATAATCCTTATTTTTTTATTTTGTTGTTGTAAAACATATATTCTTCCCCTTTGTGTTGTATGAGTTCCATGCCGAACCTGTCACATATCAACGCCATACGGCTGCTCGGATTGGGGACGACAATGTCACATCCCTTTTCCTTTAAGGCATTGAGCAGATGTAAAAAGTTGCCTCTTCTTTCTTCCCGGCTTATTATTAAAGAAACTAATATGGCATTGCCACGTTTCCATAAATAGCCTGAAAACTTGTCCGAAGTAAAACCTATTTCCTTTGCAAAATCGCAGTCAGGCGGAATACAACCTCTTTCAATCTCTTTTTTTGTGATATGTAGTATCGTATCATTCTTCATATTTAATCCTCATTCAGGAAATCTTCGTCCGAATATTCCCAACCTTCAAACAGATTGGTCTTCGCCTCTTCCGCAATATTGGGCACGTGTCTCATAAAGTTATTCACAATATCCTCGTTGCCACACCACAGCGTATAGACATTGCTGTATCCCTTATCTGCACGTTTTTCCCGTACGTATCCGAGCGAAAGCATGTCAATCCCCAACTTCCTTTGAGACACCGGGATGACCCCGTTCTTTTTACAAAACCGTTCATAGTTCTTGTATATATCCGAGGATGTCAGCTCTATGGAACCGCTCCCTTCAAATTCTTCCGGTTGGCACTCTTTGTATTTGAAATATTCCGAAATACTCCCGTCCACGAGTTTCCCATCCTTTCCTGTAGCGCTCGACCGTATCCGTTCCAGTTTCAAATCAATCTTCCCGCCCAAGTTCTCAGGCATCCGCCAATTGTTCTTTTTAAGTTCGCACAGCCCTTTCACAATCCAAGCCATTATACCGGCATGTTCCGCTTTCATTCTTTCTGCGAGCATGGTGTCTCTCTTTTCCACCGGTATTGTCTTGTCAAAGTTCAGCACCAGGGCGCGGCGCTGCATACTCTCGTCGTCAGGGTCGTCACGGTTCAGGAAATCTTTCGGCTGCCAGCGGTAGTTGGAGTTGCACAGCATAATAGGAGGTCTCTGCATCATCGTGATATTCCCGCCTATTCCTCGGCAGGCAATCGGCTCTCCGCTGGATATAGCTTTTATAATGCTCATGTCCTTGAAATCACCCCGGTTGCTTTCCGTACAGTACATAAGCCTTTTCCTTGACATAGAGTAGGCGGCGCGTAACTGCTCATCCCCACCTCTTGCAAACTGGCTCATCTTTATATTTAGTATTTCATCCTCTCCAAACATATCCTTTAGAACCCGGTAAATAACACTTTTACCGTTCGCACCAGTACCTTGCAATATAAGGAAATATTCAAAGCTTATATTTTTCCTATTGACAAGGCAAGCACCGAGGAACATCTGCAATATCCTGCGCTTGTGCTTTTCCGGCAATACGCCATCCAGCTCTTCCGTAGGTATCCAGCTTTCTCCAAGAAAGCTTCTCCAGGTAGGACAGTTGAAAATCTCCTTGCGGTCATACTTGAACGGATACATCTTCACACAGTCAAACTTCGGAGAGTGCGGGTAAGTCTTTAAAGTGTTCATGTCAACCACGCAATTAGTAAAGCACATAATGCTAAGGTCGGGTTGTAGCTCATGGTCTCTAATGACATTTATTATCCGGTTCATGTAAGAATACATAATCTTATTAGTTCGGTCACGGGCGGCAACACCCATTTTCTCAAGCCACCTGTCTACGGCATCATAGAGCACATTGTAGTCCATGTACTCGTATATCTTTCCCGTAAAAACATACAACGGAACACGGTAATCGGCAATGTCTTTCGTTACAACACCATACCCCTCCCGGAACAATCCTTCAAGACGCCTGCCGTATCTGTCTGTACGTTCCGGATTGCTTGTAACCAAAGATATATCCCTGAATGTAGAGGCATATTCGTCGCAATGTTGCGACAGCAGACCGAGCACATAATCCTTTAATTCCCTTCTATTCATTGTAAGTCGCTCATTTTGTGTTTAAAAGAACATAACGCATGCTCCTATAGGCGCATTTTATGAAAATAACCTTTTTTCTTTTATCTGTAAAGGCTAAATACATATATCTATGTTCTTTATCTTCATTATGCAAATATACAACTATCTGATTATAAAACAAGTAAATTTTCTAATTAATATGCGTTAAAACATAGAAAATTACCCAATAATCATCCATATAGTGCAAAAATGTAAAAATACAATGGTTGACTTGTTGTAAAATATCATTACAAATTGGTAGAAAATGGAGAAAATAAAAAATTTTTAGGCGAGGTGACTACGCCGATTTCCTTACAAAAATAAAGGGGTGGGGGTGGCTCTTTGCAGGGTGTTTGCAATGTATTTTGTTGTATAATAGCGGTTTGCGGTTTACATTATACATATAATATAAAGTTTGTGTTTGTTTACATTGTTGTTGCTCGCCAGTCCTGGACATAAAGTAAAGGCTATCACGGCGCAGCCAAAGACACCCAATACCATTAATAAATAAAATCAATGTTTCATGTATGTGTTATAGATAATATCTATTAATCATTGTACTTTGTTAGCGTCCTATGCTTATTCGCGTTGTCTATATATACATCTTGTAATATAGATTAAATCTATTACGTCAGACACTCCGTCAAGAACCTGCATATATTTATATTATCTATGTGTTTTATTGTTAATATAGATTATTTCTATTGCATTTAAAGCGTTTGTTATGTTTGCTATGGTATTATATATTTACATGTTCTTATGGCTGTGTTTTATGTTGTAAGTGTTTGATATATAGTGTATTATGTTACATCTGTTGTATATTTTATAATATGATTATTTTATGAAAATATTTTGCAATATTCTTTGCTGTTTACTAAATAATTCGTATCTTTGTAATGTAAGAAAGAGATAGATATAAGGTTCTTGTTCTTACAGGCGTGTTATTAAGTGTTGGAATAAAAAAGAGAGCCTTAACACGGCAATGTTAAGACCCTCGTAGGTTGGGAATACTTAAAGAAGTACCCTCGTATACTGGAGGCAAAAGTACTTCTTTAATTTCTCACCTGCAAATATTCTTCCATTTATTTATATACTTGATACAAATACGTTTTAGTCTTATTGTGTTAGGCTTCTGGTATCGTGTTGTATTGGTTTATGTGTACGCGCTATAATGTTGAATCATTAACAATTTAAACTATAGCATTATGAAAGCAATGAATTTCTACACCGCAAACGGTTGGGCTGGTTCGAACTATGACAGTAATTTAAGTACAAAGGAAATCGCCGCAAAGGTCAGGGCTTTTGCAAAGAAGAATTTCCCGGACTTTAAATTCTCTGTACGTTCTGAATGGAGTATGTACACGGATTCAATGTATGTTGAGCTGAAAGAAGGCACTTTCATTCCTTTCGTTGAAGGTTCAAGAAGTGCAGAACGTGGCTATATGTCCACGATGAACACCGTAAAGGGATGGGAAGATGAGTTAACGCCGGAAATGTTCAAAGTGTTGAACGCTGTTACGACTTACGCAAGCTCTTTCCGTTACGATGATAGCGACGGTATGCAGGATTATTACGACACTAATTTTTATTTAAAGATAAAAGTGAGTGATGAATATAAGGTTGTAGAACCGAAAGCAAAGAAAAGCAGCGTTAAGACTGAAAAGGTTGAGGAAGCCAAAGAAGTGGAAGCCGTGACGGTTGAAGGTCTGGAAATCGTGGACTATTCAGAAAAGGCGGTTGCTGTGTTTGGCGATACGAAGGCTATAAAAGAGCCCTTAAAGGAACTGGGCGGACGCTTTAACCCTTCTTTAAATTATAACGGAGAAAAGCGTGCCGGCTGGATATTCAGCAAGAAACAAGCGGACAAGGTGAAAGAACTGATAACGCCTACAGAGTTGCCGGCGCTTCCTGAAGAAATATATATCCCGGAACTTGCGGAGGAAACGGGACCATTTGAAAATATCCATTTAATCGAAACGGACAACTTTAACGGCGTGCGCTATTATGATATTGAAGGCGCGGGAATCATGACCAGTGCGAAAGTACGTGCAGATATACAGTTGGGCGATGTTTTCAATGTATATACGGATGGAGAACGTAAGTTTCGCGTAACCTATGACGGTGTGAGCGTGAAAAGCAGCTTAAAAAAAGATTTACCCGGTATAATTGAGTTTAACGACAAGATAGAATCGGGCACGCTTAGCGCCTCATCACATTACACCCCGCTTGCGGAGGGTGTGGAATTTTACGAGAAGAAAGTAAAAGGAAAGCGTTACACCGTAAAGGATAAGCCGTTAACACCTGGATATTATGGCGTATTAGATAATTTGGACAACTGTATAATAGAATGCTATCCGACTAAGGAAGAAGCCGCAAAAGGGGCGGAGATGCTTAACACGCATATAGGCGAAAACGGACGGTTAAGAAGTATTATATAATTATATAGGAGGATATAATATGAAGGCTAACGATATTGTTATAAATGAACGCGAATTACTTAATACAAAAATATATAATCCGGAATTTGATAGTATCAAAAGTATTCCGTGTACAATGGTGTTGCGGTTGATGGATACAGAGGAATACGGGTGTGACTATTGCGGGGCCTTGAATCTGGTTTTAGAACTGTTCCCGGAAATCGACCGGGCGGAGCTTGAAAAAGAGTTAGACCAGTTCGTATAAATGTATGTTCTTTGTTATGTTATTGTTATTCGGTGCCGTGTTGTTTATCAGCGGTACCGATATAGAGAGAATCAAGGAATTTATAAACGATGAATCAGATAAATTTTAAGGATATGGGAGTGTTGGCGTTGCATATTAATAAGGAAAAGCATTTATTTGCCGCTGAAAAGGTTCATATATCACAAATAAAGCAAGGTGATATAGTGTATCATGACGGACAATCTAAAACCGTCGGTAAAGGTTCTCTAAAATACGATAGTTTTGCAGGATATACGCTCTTTGGGGACTCTTATTTGTTGGGAAGAGAATCGGTAATACGGTTTGTTATGACGGAAGGCGGAAAGCTGGTTGCTGTTAAAGATTAAAGCAGAATTAAGGTAGGAGGTATAAATAGTTGGTGGATTTAATAAACGAATAATTTAAAGGAGGAAATAATATGTATTTAGGTTTTATACTTTGGGCAATTGTTCTGGTAGTGATATTATGGAACATCAGCCCGGCGCTGGTTATTACGTCGGCTTTGATAGGCATCGCTATGGCGATAGGGAAAACAAAAGACAATAAATCAGGTGAATAATATGGAGACTTTAAAGGAAGTGTTTTTGAAGAAATACCCGCAATACGGAAAGGTGTTGCGGGTGTATGAAGAGGTTAACGAAGTGGAATGTACATTCGACAGTATAACAAAACCGAGGTTGTACAACTTTGTTCAGGCTCTTAATGAAAGGGTAGCCACCAATAGCGCTAAAACCTATTGCGCTATGCTTAAATCAATTCTTAACCTGTACAGCGATATGTATTCTTTTCCAAAAGGTTTTGAGGCTATATTGACCTTAAAAAAGGACGCTACGCAAAGTACGTGGCTAACGGATGACGAGATAAAAACGTTATTGGCGTATAATCCTATTAATGAAACGGAGCGCGCTGTAAAAAACTGCTTTTTGCTCGGTTGCCTTACAGGCGCCAGACATTCGGATTATATAGAATTTACAGAGGACAACATAGTAGATGGAAGACTGATATATGTTTCACGGAAAACCAAGATTAAAGCGGAGATACCGGCGGCTCCTGCTGTGCTCCGGATATTGAAAGAAAACCGGGAATACGGCATCAATGAACGAAAGGTTTCGGATGTGACCTTTAATGACACGATAAGAAGCATATGCCGGCGATGTGGGATAAGCAAGCGTATAAAGCTGTACCAGGCGGGCGAATATATAACCGGTGAAAAGTGGGAATTTATTTCCTCGCATTCCGCCCGGAAGTCTTGCGCAACCAACTTATATTTAAGAGGTGCGGACTTGTATTCTATCAGCCGGATGTTAGGGCATTCCAGTGTAACGATGACTGAAACGTATATATGCTGCGGGCTGCGTGAATTATCAGATAAAATAATGGGATATTTCAACGGGTTTAAATAATATGCTTTAAAACATGCTGTATAAGATGAATTAAAGAAGGATAAACGGTATTTTTGCAAACAATTAAAAACAAGGTTATGAAAACTTACGATGTATATTTCAATGACTCCAATGATTCTAATAACAAGGGTTTTAACGAATCATTCGAGTACTGCAAAAATTATATAGAAGCCTATAATGGTACCAATGAATCATATTTCGGGGATTATAAGGGAGGAATCGTCTCAATCGTGTGTAATGAAACCGGAGAAGAGGTTTACTCAGAGGATATAAGATAGAATGGCACAAGAAAGTAAATACGCATACGACGAAGATAATGTAAAGGCTATTGTTCATTGGGCTTTAACGGCTCAATTACCTGCTCAAATAGAGTTGAGCGAGTCGGAGAATATATTCGATGTCAAGAAATACGTACAGGCGAATATACACGATATAAACCAGCATTTCCCCGACCCGTTTTATAACCCGTCAATTGACAGGCTGTACAGATTAAAAGAATTTATTGAAGGGCGAGAATGATTTTATAACCCAGTGGGTTGTTGCGCTTGTTTTGGGTTGAATTTAACCCACTGGGTTGTTTGGATTATAACTTGCTGTCCATCTTTTCAAATTCTTCCTGCACGGACTTATTCAACACCTTCGCGTATATCTGGGTTGTCTTTATATCTGTATGTCCCATCATTTTGGCAAGGTTTTCGATTGATACGCCCATATTCAGAGCCATTACCGCAAAACTGTGTCTTGCCATGTGGGAATGAAGGCTTTGCTTTATTCTTGCAATTTCCTGAACGACTTTCAACCTTAAATTATATTGGTAATTGCTTATTATCGGTAGCTTGAAGTCGTATTTTCTCAATATTTCCATTGCGGGCTTTAGGAGCATAAGAAAGTATTCTTCTTCTGTTTTTATTCTAATATCTCTAATAAAAAATTTGCTTCCTTTCTTGATTACTCCGCAGAAATCGAATTTGGATAAATCTGCATAAGACAGACCGGTGAAGCATTGGAAGACAAATAAGTCCCTAACCTTACTAATGCTTTCTGATGTTATTTCTAAGTTCTGTATTTGCTTTATTTGGTCCATGGTAAGGTATTTTATTCCTTCGCTTTTCCCACGGTCAAATTTGAGTCTATTATATGGGTTGTCTTTTAACAACTCATATTTAATAGCTTCGTTTATATATCTTTTCAAGCGTTTGTGATAGCCATGAACGGTGGTCTGTTTATTGTATTTCTTATGTAGGAAATCATCATAATACATTATGTTGGCCGTTGTTATGTCGGAAAAATAAACGATTCTACCAAATTCTTCCAGAGAGTTTATTAATGTAGCATGGGTGTTTAAAGTCCCCTTTCTTAAATCTGTTCTTTCGCTTACCCGGCGCTTTATGAAGTCAAGAAAACTCTCTTTCTGCTGTGAATACTTTAGGAAATGCTCCAGCTTTTCAAAGTTGAAAGGTTCCTTGTTCTTTATAAGTGAGTTGATAAATTCGTTTATATTCTGTATCTGTGCATCGAGTCTTTCGTTCAGGTCTATGGACTGAACTGTATTCTTGACTTTGTTTTTTTCGCTCCATTGGTCGGAATATAGCCTAACGCCTGTACTAATCCATTTCCTTTTCCGTTCAAATAATATTTCTATCTGAACGGTTCCTTTTGTTGTCTTGCTTGCTGTGTGTTTCCGGTCAAACACAAATCTTGCTGTTGGGTACTTCATAATTTAAAAGATTTGGTATCACACAAGGGTATCACATTTGTTGCACATTTCATGAAATACAATGAAATATAGTGAACTAAAATGAAACAAATATAGAACCGCGTTTGTTCGTATAAATCATTGATAATTACATAATCTGCTGATAATAAGAAAAAAGGGGTTACATTTCTGTAATCCCTTGCTGTGATTCGCTTGGGGCTCGAACCCAAGACCCCAACATTAAAAGTGTTGTGCTCTACCTGCTGAGCTAGCGAATCAATCCTTATTGCTGTTAAGCGAGTGCAAAGATAGATACTTTTTTGAAAGTTGCAAAAGATTTTCGCTTTTTTTCTTATCTTTGTACCGAAATTTCGTGTGCAGGAGTCTCACACTTCATCTCGAACATTATATTTTATACTTTATATTTTATACTTAACTCAC